ATCTCGTGCGCGACATCAGCCACCTTTGTATTGCCCGCCTCGACCTGGATTACAATGTCGGGATAGACACTTTCAAACTTGGAACTATATTTTTTTTTGCGAACCTCACCGAAGTCTGTCGAAGCCGTCATCATTTGCTCGTCAGTCGCGCCGCGAAACAAGCCATAAATATACGTATCAAAATAAATCATACATCTATGACGTTCTTGGTATGCGCCATGGCGAAACACTAAATCATTCAAATCCTGCTCGCCCAACCACTGGTAAAACTTACTGATCACTTCCCCGCCTCCATCTCTGCCAAATTCTGCCGCCGTCGCTCAACCACCTGTCTGAGCGCCGACAAATCACGCCGCGCCTTTGGGCATTGCGGCAACTTCGCCAACGCTGCCGCCTGCCGCTCGTTGGCGGCGATACGGCGGCGTAATGCCACGATGCCGTATTCTCTGATCATATACTCGTTTACTGTCGTTACGTCTGCTAACACTAACTAAATCCTCCACACTATACTGATTGCCGTATAGCTCATTGCGATATGTAGCGAAATCGTAAGCTATCCGTTCTATACAGCATTGACGCACTAGTTCAAATTGGTAATGTGCTGAAGCGAGACGGCTATCGTTCGCCGCCCGCCATTCTGAAAACTGCATACTATCTATCGTCACCATCGCCTTGCAACTTGCTGCGCTCCTGGCGGCTGAGTAGCTTCGTCAAATTCGCCTCGGCTATCTCGTCGAGGCCAAAACGAAGTTCGGTTGCCAGCTGCGTTACATACCAAAGTACATCACCCAACTCGCCCTTAAGCACGGCTCGATAATCTTCTGTGATCTTGCCATCCTCATCTCTGATAATCTTCTTGAATTTACCAGCGATTTCGCCCGCTTCACTAGCAACACCTAAAGCTAGATACTCTTGCCACATATCACGTGGATATATAGCAGTTCTATGCGCTTTTGCCTGATATTCAGCAAAGGTTAAACGTGCCTGCTTTGGATGTTTAGACGGCGGGCATTGGTCAAATCGCGGGTGATCCTCAAGTGGATTGCCACACATCACGCATAAATCGGGTGCGTTAGATTTGGCGCTTGCTGTTTGCTCAGTCATCTCTCCTTTAGCTTCGTCAGGCTGCGCCGGATGCCTAGGATTATGTATTCCCGTATGTTCCCAATACGTGCCACGGTTTATGATCTGCTCGCCGCAGTGTTTGCATTTCGCAAATCTGGATGTTTGTTTCATCTCGCCTCGACTTTCGTTCTCGCTCTAGTAATGCTGTCAAACACCTCGAAATCACTAAGCATAACAGAGACAAATACCTCTATATGCTCCAGGTTGTCTATTATATCCTGCACTTCAAAGCTCCATACCTTCGCAGAAATAGCTCTATTAACATCATGCCATATCCTAAGATCGAACCAGGTGCTCTTACCATCACCACCATGACACTCAAGAATGTTGACAAATCTATCCTCGCCATCTGGTAGCTGTTTTTGCCAATGCGCTACGCAACACGGCGTAACAATGTGGCTCGTCTCGGTCTGCGGTACAAGGACATAGCCACGGGATGTTAAAAACTCAGATACTTGTTTATTCATTCGGCCTCACATTTCAATAATTCAAAAATTATGTCATTACGCAGCAACATCAATTCGGGATCATCGTCTATATCCAACGTCGCAACACGCTCCAAAATCTCGGCGCGATAGGATACACCGCAGGTAATAGGCGGCGCCCACAATAGAAACCATATCAGAATGCCGCCGATCAGTATCCCTATAAGTAAAGGCCACGTTGCGGCGAAAAATCCAGCAATGTTAGATAGTATATTCTTGATCACTGTCACCTCAACTTTCGTTCTAGCCAGCCACGCGCAGCGGCTGGGATGCGTGGGGATTGGGGGATACTGCGCTCGCTATGCGAATACACGCTATCGCGTTAGCACATCCGTTCTAGTCAAAAAAGCCACCCCAGTAAAGCAGTCCGATCAGTATTACCGCATCGAACAACGATTGACATATGTTCCATCTCGGGAAAGCCTTGTATTCACCGTGCTTTGCTAGAGCATATAATAAATTAAATATAATCAGACCAAGGGTAATTATCGCTGGCGTACTCATACCTGTCTCCTCCTACTCTCTATACGCCGTCACCGCTGGCGCTTCCTCTGGCATCTCGAACAAGGCAGCTTGCGCCCCAGGCCGCCACGACACACGCACGATATGCCAAGTGATCTCATAGCTATCCATCACAACATCCGTTTCCTGATTCGGCACACGCTCGCAGCCAAACAGCTCCCGAATCGCAGCCACCGTTTGCTGTGATGGCATCTGCCCGGCGCGACGTATTTGCAACGTGTACACGCCGCCTTGCAGCTTGACGCCGACGCGGGTATCGTCGATGAACGGCTGAATGTAACCGATACATTCGCCGGGTTTGGCCTCAGCCTGCGCTAACAGGTTGCGTGCGATCTGTTGTCTGTTCATCGTCTCACCTCCCGCCACGCCTGCCGTGGCTCGCCGCTGGGCGGCTAGTTGCTGGCTTCCGCTTCGAGGATGCGGCGGCCAATCCATTCAGCAGCTTGTGGGACTACGGCGTTACCTAGTCCTCTAAGCCTGTCCACCCTATGGGGAACCCCATCACCATTTCGGTGATACAAGGGTTCATCCATATTTTTTCTTTGCAACCAGTCAACCATTGAATCGCGTGAATCAAGTGCAGTTGACGACCATCCCTTATACGGCTCCACGCACTGCTGTTTCTCTTGATCCCCCCAATCACATACCAACTCTTGCCGTCTCTCGCCTGCGGGGTAGGCAAGTAAAAACAACCTTTCTCTTTTGTGGGGCGCTCCAAATTCCGAGGCTTCAATGCATCCCCATTCCGCATCGTACCCTGCTTCGGCCAAGTCTCTGAGAATTCCTCCAAAGAACCGTCCATTTTCACTTGCGAGTAACCCTGAAACGTTTTCAGCCAATACGAATCTGGGATCAATTTCGCAAATAATTCGATAAAATTCCGACCAGAGGTCACGTTCGTCTTTTGACGCCTTTTGTTCACCGGCAACGCTATGTGGCTGGCAAGGGAATCCGCCGACAATAAGCTCGGCTGGTGGTAATTCGTATCCGTCAACATCTCTAATATCCTCATACTTTGGCACATCAGGCCAATGCTTTGCTAATACACGGCGGCAAAAATCATCAATCTCGACTTGAGCAACGCACTCAAACCCAGCCCGATCCAAACCCAAGTCCATGCCGCCGATTCCTGAAAATAAACTTATGTATCTCATCGTCTCTCGCTATCCGCCGCCAAGCGGCTGCCGGGGGCTAACTCGCCTCGTCTTCGTCGCCCACTTTCGCGGCCTCTTTCAGAATCGTCAGCATCTCCTGAAGCCGCCCCACCTCGTAAGCATCGGCCAGCAGCTTGCCAAGCTCTTTTTGATATTCCTTGTGTTCCTGCCGCCGTCGTAGGTCTTCCGCTGTTAGCATAAAATCGATCTGATGCTGTTGCATTATCGCCACCCCGCCATATCCTTTGTGTCTATATCGCAATCTGAGAACTGCATTGTGTCTTTTCTAAAAAATGCATTAACTGTCCCCGGCTCACCATCTCGATTTTTTGCCAAAATCAAATCAACTACGCCCGGAATATCTGTATCAACGTTGTAATACTCATCGCGGTATATAAACATAATCGCGTCGGCGTTCTCTTCCCACTTACCCGTATCCCGTAAATCCGACATTTCAGGAACGCGCTGCGCTCTGCTTTCAACTTGGCGGCTCAACTGCAACAAGGCCAAAACCGGAACACCTAACTGCTTAGGCAGTGCCATCAGCTTGTCAGCCTTGCGACTCGATTCCTCATACGCCTTGCCGTGCTTCTCTTCCTGCACAATGTTCATATGATCGATAACCACCATATCAACGCCGTGGCGCAAAGCCGCCCGCTGTGCACGGCTTCTGATCGTTTCCATCGTCAAAAGCGGCGTACAATCAATAAAGATCGGCAGTGATTGAAACTCAGTAACAGCTACGGCAACCTGTGATTGTTCATCCTGATTCAGTTGGCCGTCTCTAATCTTCCAATACGGTATGCCTGTCATCTGCGAGGCCACACGTCCGATGACCTTACGCTCACCCATTTCCAACGAGAACATCAACATATTGTGGCCTTGTCGAGCCAGGTTGAGCATTACGGACAAAGCCAGCGACGACTTGCCCATCCCCGGACGCCCTGCCAAAAGATAGTTCTGCTCTGGAAGCAAGCCACCCAGTTTTTTATCCAGCGCCCGAATCCCCGTTGACAATCCCATCACGCGGTTATCAGAATCGCAGCGGGCTTTTAGGTCGTCTAAAAACGTCCACGAAGCATCGCCAATCGACACTACGCCGCCCTCGTGACCGTCCGCGTTAATATCCGTCAGCGTTTCCATTGCGCCATTCATCAGCGATGACGTACTTGATTTCTCGCCTGAGCGATCCCAAGCCATTTGCACAATATGCGTGCCAGCATCAATCATTTGCCGCCTAACGCTGTTCTCTCTAACAATCTCGGCATAGTGCGGCACGTGCATCGACGTTGGCGTATTGTTGATCAGGTCAGTGATGTATACAGGCCCGCCTAAATCATCCAACCAGCCCAACCGCTCTAATTCGTCCAAAATAACAAGTGTGTCCAACCCTTTACCGCCTCGATACAAGTCGATCAAGACCTGAAACACACGTTGATTCTTGTTCAGGAAAAAGTCAGAGGGCTTCAGGTGATCCGCTTCTAGCATCATATCAGGGTCGATTAGCAAGCCGCCGATGACGGCCATTTCTGCATCCTCGTTATGCGGTGGCAACGCGCCGTCAACAATCGTTTTTGGGTTTTTCGTATCCACAAATCCATTACTCGATAACATTACGCACCTCCGGCAGCAGCAACGGCCTGCTGGTGTTCTTTGGCTAACTTGACAAGAGCCTCACGTGGAATAGCACGGCGCTCATGGGGGCGGGTTGGGGAATCGCCAGTAGCCGACGATTCCCCAATAAACTTCAACCAATCCTCCTGAACAACCTGCGGCCAAGCAAATCTCTTGCCATCCTTACGCCCACTAACAAACCAAGACAAAAAGGCTTCAACCTGTTCTGGGGTAGCATTTTGTTTTTCAAGATACAAAACTGTATTGCGAATATCGTCACGCTTCCGACTGCCAATTGCATCAATATCGTAAGCGCAAATGCCAGCCACAGAATCGGCAAGCAAATTTCTGTAATCGGTCTGTTGTGTGTCTACTACTCTTTGGTTATCTTTGGTATTCTTTGAGATCATGCGTTTGGCTTTTTCCGAAACGGATTCCGTTTGGCTTTTTCCCGTTTGTATTGCGTTTGGATTAAAGCCATTTGGCTTTTTCCCAATCGGGTTATTCCCATTTGGCTTTTTCCCAAATGACTTCGGATAGTCATCACTCTCACTCTCTACCAACTGCTTATAATGCTCGACGATGCGTTTGTTGAAATAAGCCTCGTTAAAGTAGAAGATTGTCTCGTATGTTTTTGTCTGGATGCAGCCCACGAAATACCCGTCAAGCGCGGCGTCCAAGTCAAGCAAATCGTCTTTTTTTAGACGCTTGCCAATCAGCTTAAACGCGCCTTCGTATTCGTATCCAGTGAAGCCCAGCTCCTCGCACCAACTATCACCCTTCTTGTATTTTTTCATTGCTTTTTCGGACGTTGGCGGCTTGATAAATTTGTAGAACGGCCCTTTTTCTCTTTTCCAACGGAATCGAATTTGTTGCAACAGAATCGCAGATGTTATTGATCCTGTCATATCCTTCCAGCTTGGACGATACTTGATCATCTTGCGGTCTTCGTCCAAAATTTCTTGGGCTATCTGGGTTGTAATTTGGTCGTCGTTACACATTGTCGCCCTCTTTCATTACGAATCTATCTTGCCTATAAGCGACAATCGACTTGATGAAATCAATATGATCATTAACTAAGACAAACCATTCGCCTGTGTATCTGTAATCTAAAAATATTGTTTGTAAATGTCTTTCGGCCTGAGCCATATTACCAGCACAAAAGCTATGAATAATATCGACTCGCCCCACTTGCCTCGCTCGTTTTTCTACATCACGCGCCAAACCAATCTTGTAGAATCCTGCATTGTCCTTGCAACCGAAAAGGTAAATATAACCCCAAACCTCATCTCTTGGGTTTACAGCCTTTAATGGCTTAGTATCTGGACTATCAGGGAATATGCGAGGCTGCTTAACTGTCTTGACCTGCGGTTGAACCGGATCATACCGCTTCTTCAAAGCCTCGCTATTGTAGTCGGCTATCTCTTCGTCTGATACGCAATCGTAGAACTGCTGGAACTCTGTCATAAGTTCGTCGAATGCGGCACGTGTAGGTATAAACCCATTATGAATCGGGAATAACGTTTGGGAATCCACCTCATAGCCCACATTCAAAATATCCCAAGGATAATCTTTGTCTGGCTTGGGGGCTTGAAGCGACTCCTTAAGCAGGGGGACATCTAAGCCGGTGAACCGATGCATATATCTAACAGTGCCCATCACGCCCCCTCCCCAGCCCCGCCCTCGGCGGCTTGCTGCGCTACCACTCGGCCAATTTCCATCCGCTGCGTCGCGTTCTCAAACACCTCTCTGATGCCATCATTCAGATATTTTCGGATTTCATCGGGGACGGAATCGCACTGATACCAGCCGCCGTCCATCTTGCCGTCTGGATACTCAATAGTTACACGTAATTTCTTGACATTTCTATCGTCCATCTGTATACTACCTCCTGTATAGTTTGAATTTGAATTACCTCTTGGGTGAGCCACTGTTGCAAGCAGTGGCTTTTTGTTTTGCCTAGCCATCGCCATAGCCATAGCCATAGCCAGAGCCATCGCCATAGCCATAGCCAGAGCCATCGCCATAGCCATAGCCAGAGCCATCGCCATAGCCATAGCCATCGCCATAGCCAGAGCCAGAGCCATAGCCAGAGCCATCGCCAGAGCCATCGCCATAGCCAGAGCCATCGCCATAGCCATCAATCAATGTGCTGTCCATTCCGGCACCCCTTGAATAGAGTCTTTCGCTTCATCAGTACATTCAATAATCTCAATTGCTTCGGTCAAATCAATACTCGGTACTGCTACAGGGAATTTACACTGATTTGGCTTTGATGTTCCTCGAACCGCCATTTCACTAAGCGATGCTGCACCGTCCCAATACCATAAACGACGAGCGTTTTTAAGTGTAACCTCTTTTCCGTTTCGAGTTTCTAATTGGCCTGCGAAAACACCTGCTGAATACGTTCGTACAATTACATAATCTGACATTTGTTTAGCTCCTTTCAGCTAAATAATTTAAAACGCAAAAATCCCGTTCTCCATTGCGGGTTGCGAAACCATTACCTTCGGAGCACGACTTTCGTCTTGCCAAACAGGTGCAATAAAGAACGGGACTCTAACGCACAAATTATAGGATTGTGAAACTACAGGCAATAAAAAACCGTGCCTAAAAAAGAAAGGTTTCGCACCTGTAATCATACCACAACCCCTCGCATTCATCAAGTCACGCTTCGTAATCACCACGTTCTCACTTGCTCCGCTAAATCTCGTAACGAGTACACAATATCAACATTTGGGCGTGCAAGACCCGTTTGGATTTCGACATCTTGACGGCGGCTATAATTCGGGTCAACGCCTACAAATATTGGCATAGCGGTCTCCGATTGCGCCCCCAATTCATACAAAACGATAGGACAAAGCGTTTGCGGTGGGAACCAGAACAGTATTGCATCAACTAGCCGCAGGTGATTGTATTCCCACGTAATTTGCTCTTTGGCGGCATTGGGATCATCAATCGGAAAATTCTTTCGACGTGGATTAACGAGTGTTAGATCAGTGTCGCTCAACATTTGGCAGATTGCTGATTGCCAATCCGGGCATCCTGTAATTCCCCCCGCCAAAAATATGGCATTTCCCGGCCACTGCTTTTCGTCATAGATATGTGGTGCTTCTATGTAGACCATCTACCCCTCGCATTCATCAAGTCACGCTCCTGATTCGTCTTCATCTAGCCATCCAAATATCGAGGTCTTTGGATTGAATGTTCCGCTGTCAATCTGCCTTCTGAAATACTCAATCATATCAATCGTATCCTGCCTCTGCGTGTCTTGATCTTCCTCTTTGAGGATTACAAACCTTTCAAGCTCACGCTTAATCCAGTCAACATCATTGATGTGAACGATCAGGCGTGACGTACTTGACCACGGCGGCGTATACTTGAACACCTGTCCTTTCAGCATATGCATTTGTGTCGTGGTCAAATACCAGGTCTCTTTGTTTTCATCGACGATTGCTTTAACACGTGCGTAAGTCTCAATGAGTTTATCTATGGTTAGATTGTTCGTGCTATTATCGCCAGAAGGCGCTGCCGTCGATCCGTATCCGCTAAATATGTTCATCTACCCCTCGCTCCTGCCGCTGCCCTCGGCGGCTTGCATCCGCTCCGCCACTGCCGCCAGCCACTTGGCAACGGCGGCGATTTCGGCTGCGCCTGACAGAGATGTGACCATAAGTGAGCGAGGTGTACCATTCTCTATAATTCTCGATTCGATATACACAAGTCCGCTATCTGTTAATGCGAACTTTCGCTCAATGCCGCCGTCTTTGAGTATGATCTTATCGTCGCTGCGGGTGATTTGTGATTTCATTAGCTTGCCCTCCCTCGAATAGCCTCGCCTATATCCTGTCCGTCAATCTCGTTGCCAATCACATCCCATCCCAGCATTGGCCTACGTGCAAATAACTCAACCCGTGGCACGTTGCCATACAGCCGCTCAATGCGCTGATGAACCTCATCTGGCTTGCGGCTATGCTCGCTACGTGGCGCGATAACCAACTGAGGTACGCTGTTATCGCAACGTCGTAGCCCCTTGCCTCGCGTTGCCAGCAAGCACATTTCTGGATTCGCCCTGGTATGGTATCCAAGGCCGAAGTGAAAGCCCGCACCGCTAGGATTTTGCTTGACCCACGTGAAGCCGACTGTTTTATACTCAAAGCCCCACGCCTCGATGACGCTGAATGCCTCTTGTAGTTTTGGATCAGTGACCCACATAAACAGAATCGCGTTCTTTGCCGCTATATCAGCTACCGGCAGGGCGGCGATGTCTTCGGTGTTCATTACCGGATATGGGCTGCGACCATTGCGCCGTGCCCATTTTTCGTCGCGCTTGGCTTGCTCGGACATAGACCAGTTGGCGTAGCGCCAAGGAGGGTCGCAAGCGATAACTGAGTAGCGCCCTGGTTCGATACGGGTTGCGTTTAGGCTACTGTCAGCCCATTGCTGGTGCTTCGGCGGCATCGTGTATACTGCGGTCATACAGCACCGCCTAATGTATTCAGTTGTCGAGATTGGGGATTGACGCAGAGATAGCGCCATGGTAAAATCTTACGCAGAAATGTACGCATAAAGTATTTCTCCAAGCAACGCCTGAGCCGCCAAGCAAACGGGCGTTGTTTTCGGTTTAAAAAAGCGAAGGCCACTGGGAAAACTGTTGCTGAGACAGTTACGAGATTATCGTCCAGTGGCCTTCTATATTGAATTATAACTAAATTATTTAAAACAAAAAAATCTCGAAACGTCTCAGCATAAGAATCATAGCACATTTCGACTATGATTGCAACAGATAATATGTTAAAATTTTGCGTTGCGCGAATCGAGTTACAGATCATTGGTTAGTTGCCTTTGTTATGCTCGTACTTCTGCATTCTCGGTCTGAACACCTTCAGAGAGCTAACGTGTTTTAACTGTTGGGCGAATGGCGATAATCTCCATTTAATAATTTGACACGTATTGCGTATTGCGGTACAATACTTATATGAAACAAGCAACAAGTTTTCGGCTAAGTAAGGACGCATTGAGTCTGCTAAAGCAACTCTCTCAGGAGCTTGGTATATCACAAACCGCTGTTTTAGAGATGCTAATACGCCAGAGAGCCAAGCAAGAAGGATTGAGAGTTGATCGTAACCAAGACGCTTAAATTCAGACTGTATCGTAGTAAGCAAGCCAAAAGCATCAATCAACAGATTGATATATCTGGTATTATTTACAATCACTGTATTAGCCTTCACAAGCGATACTACGCCCAGTATGGTCGCCATCTTTCTAAGTATCTCCTCCAAAAACATATTGCCCGACTTAAAAAGCGTTCTGAGTATGCGTTCTGGAAGTTGGTTGACGCTCAGGCTATTCAAAACATCGTAGAGCGTATTCAAGCAGGCTATGAATTGTTTTTCGAGAACTTGAAGCGCGACATCAAAACCAACCCGCCTAAATTCAAGAAAGTTAAGCGGTATAAGTCCTTCACGCTGAAACAAACAAGCTGGAAACTGCTTGAAGGTAACAAGATCAAACTTCGCGGCAAGGTGTACAAGTTCGTTAAACACCGCGAGATTGAAGGCAAGATAAAGACGGTTACAGTCAAGCGGGACAACCTCGGCAACTTGTGGCTTTGCCTTGCGGTTAAACAAGAAATCGAGCCATCCGAATCCACGACGGGTAAAAGCGCGGGATTCGACTTTAGCTTGAAAACATTCCTTGTTTCTTCCGATGGTGAGGTCATCCAGTCGCCGGAGTTTCTCAAACGACATTCGAACCAACTTGCTAAAGCGCAACGTATCCTGAGTCGTAAGGCCAAAGGCTCCAAGGCGTGGAATCGGGCTAGATTGAACGTGGCTCGAATTCACAAGCGTATCACTGACAAACGTCGTGATTGGTTTTTCAAGTTGGCTCACCAGCTGACCGATGAATACGATTACCTTTTCTTTGAAACCCTCAACCTCAAAGGGATGCAACGCATATGGGGGCGCAAGGTCAGCGACTTGGCTTTTAGCGACTTCCTGCTGATATTGAGATGGGTTGCCAAACTCAAAGGTAAGGTCGTTCATTTTATTGATCGTTGGTTTCCTTCAACCAAAACCTGCTCTTGTTGCGGTTACATCAACCGCAATCTCACACTTAATGATCGCTGGTGGCGTTGTCCTGACTGTCAGGTTGTACACGACAGAGATAGTAACGCCGCTGTGAACATCTGGACTGAGGGCATTCAGTCCTTGGGCTTAGGGGATGTAAGACGCTCGCTTGCGAGTGCCGCCCTGCACGAAGCCCTAGAAGCCCACGCGCTTTAGCCGTGGGAGTATGTCACTTCCCTCCCAGCGCCGCACGCACGGCGGCCCGCGCTGCAACTTCCTCGTCGGCATCTAACACGCGGCGGTTGATTTGCTCCGCCAGCGTCTTGAGCGCCTCGGTTGTCGCGGCGTCTCTGCCAGCGATCCAGGCCGCGTATACGTTGTGTACCGTTAGCGCCTGGTCGGTGTTGTGGCGTTGGCTGTGTTGGTTCCACCATTCGAGGAATTGGTTATCCATCATAATCCTCCGGCGCATCGCCAACTATATGCTTCTTCCACCATTTAGACCGCTTACCAATCGGCTGATCAAGCCACAAGGCGATAATAAGGGCAACGCCTATCATAACTATTGCAATGCAAAAAAGCGTAATTATTACGACAAGTGCGTCATACATTCGTTGTACTCCTCAACTGTATACTCCCTAAACCCGCGCCTGTAGTGCCACCAGGCGTGCGCCCACAGGATGCCCACCGCCAGAATCGTAGCTACGTTGAACACGCCGCGCCACAGGCGGCGGATGGCTATCATTCCACACCCCCAGCACGCGGCTTGAATATCACCGTCGCTGCGTCTCGCATTGCGGATTCCAATGTGCGTCCGTAGCCTAATGCTATCCTGTTATCCTTGATCATCTTGCAGCCATATAGTGGCTGGCCGTCGCCATCGAACGGCTTGAAGAAATGCCAATCCCAGCCGCAGTGACCGATTTGCAATAACAGGTTTATGTCGATATGGATTGGGGTGAATGGCTGATTGGTCATACTGTCGCCTCGTATCCTAGATATGCTAGGATGCCGTTAGCGGCATCCTGCCAGTCCCAATAGACCTGATGGCAATAGCCCTGGTCAGTTAGTTGCGATTTCCACACCCGCTGATGAGCGGTGAGCAAATTTTTACCGTACTTCATCTCAATCCACAACCCGTGATAATTGTTTCTAGCCACTGGCAAGAATATATCGGGAACCCCGGCGCGAACACCCTCCTGCTTGAGCCTGACAGCTGTACGCTTATGTCGGTGGCCGCCATTTGGGATGGCAAACATCAGAGACAACTCGCAGTACATGTCGCATTGCATCGCCGCCCAGTTGAACAGCGCTTTCTGGTGTTCGTGTTCGCTACTCATCTTATCGCCACACACTCCCCATTCTCGAAATCCCATACCAAGCGGCCTGCGCCCTCGTAGCGCCCCGCCTGATTCCAACAGTCAACTATCCGCGCCATCGTTTTGCCTTGTGGTGTATCGTCATCTCTGAAATGCGCGCTACCAATGGCAATACCAAACACGGTTAGCACGATAACCAACACCAACGTCACCAACGCCGAATCACGAGGCGTTGGCATCGTTGTAGCGAACAGTGTGGATCGCTGCGGTTCGGCCTCGCGTACATCCAGTGTCTTGAGTGCCATCACGCCGACCTCAATTCCTTGACCACCTCGCGCATCAACAGATTGTCTTCAACATCGGCGGCGATGTTTGCCAACTCGCCTCGCGCCTGGTTGATTTCGCTGGGCTGCGAGCGTAACTTATCGCGTTGAAGGCGCAAGAAATCCGTCAAAATGTCGAGCCAGCTTTCGTTTTCGTCATTAACCGTTACTATCATATTTCACCTACTTCAAAAACTAATTCGGCGGCGGAGCATCTTCGAGGTGCTACAGGAGATATTCCGAGGCTTGTTGCGGGGACAGTGGGATTAAGAATGTTCCTTGCTCCGCCCCGCCGCCGATAATCGTGAGCGCCGTATGCTAGGTACAAGCAGTGTGGGACATACGGCTATTGGGAACGCCCGGATTCGCACCAGGATCGGAAGGTAAATACTAAGTCGTGGTCTCTCGAACCGTTCAGCCTTAACTCAAGAAACCTTCAGAGAACATCTATATTTGATTGTGTCCGATGCGGCCTGCGCTGCCGATAGCTCGCCGCCGTTCCCATATAAGGCGGCATCTGTGGCAAGAGAGAAAAACATACGGTTTACCAACATACAAAAGGAGGGAGATCAAGTGGTTGCCACAGATGCCGAGTAAGAGTGTTCGGAATCGAACCGAATAACCGTGCCAGTCAAGAGCCTATGTTCCACTGGCTATGTTGTATCTAACACGCGCACCAGCGCCACTCTTGCACATTTGCAATAACGCTATCCTGCATCGTACAGCCTATGTCCATCGTTGTCCTCACGCGGCTGCACGTTCTCAGGTAGCGAGTCATCCCATTTGAATCTGGGTTGAAAGTCGCCATCGCCATCCGAATAAAGCGTAACACGACGGCTACTACCCATCCGCCCTAAGCGTTCCATATAACGCAATGTTGCAAGAAAATGTGGAACCCAACGTTCTTTCATTTCGCATTCAATTGTAAATTTCACAGCATTCTCCTGGTGTAAGTTTTTTGCCTGTACCGCCTCGCTGTCGGTTGCGAGGCCGCCCGCTCCTATAGATATGCCCAAATATGGACATCAGGTGATTCGCTCACTGTTGATGTCTCGTTGCCGAGTGTGCAACTAGTGTCTTGGTTGAGCGGTCCCAACCGTTTGAATTGCTCGGTACGTTCTAGTAGAACTTTCTTGACCTTTTTATACGGCGTGTATAATCCGATCTCAGGATCATTCAGTCGAGCCAAGATATTCCGAGCCGCATTTGTATCAGCATCCAATACCACCCCATCAAATGTGGTGAAACGGTCTCCGTTACGCTCGCCCAAAAGGATGCCGTAACGCGAGTCCGTTTGTGAGGTATAAGCTGCATTTACAATGGAAAGAGACGCACCGCGTCTCTGAGATACCGAATCTAGCGCCTCTGCCATCAACCCTTTGACCCAAACGGACAACCTGCGCTTTTGGTCTTTACGATATTTCTTCTTTGACTTGATTGGGGCAGTTAAATCTTCCACAACAACCGTACTGGCTTTGTCCACCACGCTATGGGTAGCCTTATAGACCTTATCTCGCACATTCTGCGCATGACGCTTCTTACGGGCGTCTAGCTTTTTACGACCAAGATTGTTGCGTTCTATTTTTTTTCGTTTGTGTGGTGGTGATTTTTTGGCAATAGCGTGGAGTTTGCCACGCCGTTGGTATTTCACCTTGAGGTAATCTGATTCAGCACTAAGCATCTTGCCTAAACCCTCGCCGTGAGCCTTGCCATCTGAATCGGTAAAAGTTTCGGTATAGCCCTTATCTACCCCAACAGTATCTTCACCGCAAGGCTTGATGCTGCAAACATCGACTGAATCGACGCTGTAATGAACTTCTACGCGGTTGTCTTTGAGGATAAGGCGTAACGTACCAGAAGGAGCGACCGTAGTATTAAGCGGAATGGCGATGCGCTTACCACGCTCCAAGCTCATCACCTTGATCCACGCCTTACCACCTAACTCAAAGACGTTGTACAGTTCAGGATCAAGGACTATCTGGTTATCGACTTGGGTATGCCCGTGTTTGAAATGCTTACGCATCTGACGACGTAGGTAGCTATCTTCTAGCCACTTATCAGACTTAAGCAAGGTATACAGTCGCTTGCGCTCTTCGTCATCCTCGGCGCGATTCCGTATGGCCTTACGTACCTGAAACTTCGCGGCTTCTCGATATGCCTTAATGTCACTGGCGACATCCAATACTGTTGTCGCCCACAGCTTGTATGGCAAGCTGTCAGTTCTCTGCGGTTTAAGTTCTGCGCGAATATCACGGGCGGATTTACCCACGCCTTGTACTGATCCGTACCTATGCCATACATCGCGGCGTATTGGCGCAAGCATTGTGGCTATCTGTCCAAGTTGGGTGTACTTCGATTCGGTTAGATTCTTGCTATACGCTATCCGCGTAACTTTCGCGGTCTTACTTCGTGACATTAAAAAGCCCCTGTGAACTTACTAGCCGTCGTTTTCTTTGCAGTTGCCCATTGCTTCATCCTCCGTTGGCGGCATTGCAAACAATCCGATATGAACAGCACGGGATAACGCAGCACGCACAAAGACGGGCCTGTCTAAATTGTGCCGCTTTGCGGCTTGCTTGACCGCTTCGTCCAACATTTCGGGCAATCTAATTGTCATTACCGCTTTCATATTTTCTCTGTCTTCCATTCGTTGCCGCCCTCCTGAATTTATATGAATTCTCTAATTATTTCTAACTTTTTACTTGACAACTCATAGACTCTGGTGAATAATATCAAACGATCTCATGCGAAAGTACCGTGGTACTATTTGACGTTACCTAGATATAACCCTAAAATAAGTTGACAGCCGAGTCTCTGCTCGGTTATTATGAAAGTGGCGGTTCGTTCTTTTTAGCACAAAGGCCATACGGTTTGAATGCAAAAGGCTTATCGCTCTTTTCCTTTGGATGATCCACAATTACTCTTGCCGGAGGGGTGGGTCATCCTTTTTTATTGGGGATAAAGAGGGTCTCTTTATCTGGTATCTCGACTAAAATTTAAAACAAAAATCGCCATACAACGCCAGTAAACCACATCAGTGGTCAATTAGCGTTGTATGGCGAGGATGCGAAGGAATCGCTGTAACATCCGTTTGGGCTGGGTCGCTGGACGCCCCGGCGTCGTGGTCTGCCTCGTATGGTGATCCTGCGTAGTACTAATAATCATAGCAAATAAATCCACGATTTACAAGTTCCATTTACTTAAGGTTTTGCGATACAACCTTTTGCTTTCACGCTTCAACAACTTGATTTGCTCAGACAATATAAAATCATCAAACCTATCATATCGAGCCTCGCGTTGCAGTAACCCGTGATGCCGTCGTGCTTCCCTAATTTCAATCGCTTTGGCGCATTTTCCCACTTGAGCAACGCACATTTTCTCTTGCACTTCTAGCAACCCACCGATGACTCTGCCACTGGCGATAAAGAAATCGCCGTTCTCTGGCTTATCATTCACCTCTACGACATATGGTAATTTGACTGTATAGACCTCACCGCGCTTGGCTATAATATCAAATGACCAGCCGTTCGATTCACGTGCTGGTTCTGTGATAATGTAACCCTCAAGAATTTCGACGAAAGTATCACGAAGAAGGTCTAATTTTGTCGGTGATATTTGCCCCGTTACCATTCTGTATATGTTCGCTCGTTCGACAGTAATGTCGCCCCCGGCGATGTTTTGCACTTGTCTGAAACAACCTTCCCGTAAATAGAATACGGTTTAATCAGGACTTTCGGTATAGGAAATCGGTCATGGTGATGAAAGTGAGAGATTGATGAGAGAAGAGTGAGAGACTGCGAAAAGGCGTTGGTTTTAGTTGGCTCGGTACTCTGACCAATACCGAGAAAGGGGGCAATCTGTATAAATTATAGCACAAAATGTTGCGACCCGCAATGTCACAAGGCTTTATTTTTAGGACGATAGCGCATAGCAGTCTCACGATCTATTAGCCAGTTGTTTACGCCTGCCGTGGTGCGCCTAGCCTTTCCTTGCGATAGCCAATAAGTCGAACACATCCTACGAATTGTCTGAGGGCTTACATCGTGAAGGGCAGCAACTTCGCTTCCTGTCATAACCTCGTTAAGACAATTGCGAGAATTTGATTTTTCATCTTGCGTCATCTCCGCCGCCTCGGTTGTATTGATTTATGGATGGTTTCTTCCCTGCCCCAATTCTACCCCAACCCTGCCTCCGACGCAACCCCGCCTCACGCCTCTTTCGCATTCTCAATCGCTGCAATCGCCGCCAAGCAGCACGCCCAGCGCGGATCAGTCGCGTGCGATCCGATGCCCCACGATGGGCCGCTAAACGTGACTTGCCACTGGTAATCATTGTTCGGTGCGGGGCTGTCCTCTGAAAAATGATAGCCCCGCTTTATCATATCCGTGATCAAGCTCCAACACAGCCGCCAGTCGTCGGTAAACTGCGGCGGCTTTTGCTCAGGTAGCAATGGGTTATCGTAAACCACGGACAAGACGTGTCTATTCAAATCGTCAGGTTTCATATCGACCTGGCTTTGCCCCGGCCAGTTTCTGCTGTGGGTCGCAATCATTATAACATAGATTGATCATTCGTCATCTTTAATTCTAATTCGCCTAATGATTTCCAATGCCGACTTTAGCCACGCCTTGCCAGCGTAATTGATTTCCATATTAGCCAATTCCATCAGTGCCGCCTCGTTTTGTCCTACGTCATTGTATTCCCACCGTGCAGAACGCGTCCAGATTATTGCTCTCTCGTCATTAGAACCCTCTGTGTTTATAGCCTCAATTTGATCACCGATCAATTGCTCTAGCGTATGAGGGTAGCAAAACATATCGCTTGCGCCGATGCATATTCTGCCCTTGCAATCTGGTGCTTGGCAAACAGGCCAATAGACAGCTGTGTCTAAGTCAATGCGAACCCAATCGCTCATTCATCCCCCTCGGCTACCTCAACCATGCTTACGCAATCCTCACAGAAATATAGCAGTCTACCGATGCTGTCTTCGTGAACCTGCGTCGCATCGTTGCCGCAGTCGCATTTGTCGGCGAATGGCTGAAGTGGCTGAGTTGTAAAGTCTGGGTTTTCGTGTTGGGTTGTCATTTAATTACCTCGTCATCAATCAAAGCGTCTATCTCCTCGTGACAAGCAATCATCTTTCGGATAACAACACTCGCACGCTTTAAGTTGATCACCGTATTAGAGGGCAAGCGGGCATTCGTCGCGCCATCAGGCGGATATGCCTCAAGCTCTCGCGCATATTGTAGTAAAAATGTGTTCGCGTATTGCAAGGCGTCGTGTGCGGACATTCTATTTGTCATATTCTCCTCTCTGCCGCGCTGCTGGCGGCGGGTCGCTCGATGCGGCGGGTCATTTGGTTGGGTCGCTATCATCAATCAAACGTTGTACGAATTCGTTAAATATACCCCATACTCACTAACCAGTCATCAATAGACAAGCCAGATGGGTGTTGACGTTTACCGTTGATCTTCCGCCAAGCGTTGTAATACGTTCGCCCATGCATCGCTTTAGCCTTCACGACGCTTTCTTGTTTTTTGATAAATTCCTTAGCCTACTCTTTGTCAAAAGAGCCGTCATGGCGAGCGCCTAACGAATGATTGCATCTATTGCATATCCACCAAACATTAAGAGGGTCATCATATCCATTCCAGTGATGGCCTACGATCAAAGGCACTTTTAATCCAAACGAGTGGTTTACCGTATAGCCCGGCTTGCTTCCACATAGCTCGCAAACTTCTGGCCTAGCCAATTCGCCCTTTTTTATCGCGCTAGTAACCATTCTGGACGCCTTTGATTGCGCTCTAATATACTCTTTTGTTCTTACGCTTGCCATAATACATTTACTCCTTAAAATGACTCCCGTATCGGGCGTTGTCTGTGGGGCTTTGCGATTCCCAGACTTCGCTCGGTACTACGAGAGCCGCCTTACGAGGCGGCTTTTTTCGCGTCCTCAATGTAGATAAACAAATCTTCCATAGAACACTCGAAAGTAGCCGCCAGCTTGCGCAAAGTCTCTGCCCGGGTTTTGGATAAATCACCTTCCCAGACAAGTTTGGCTGTAGGCCAAGTTATCTCGGCAGCAAAGCACAAGCGCTGAATACTTTCTATCCCACGCTCTTTGGCAAGTTCTGCGACTCGACTTTTCATCATTCCGCCTCCTTTCTAACAGTTTAAGAGATCATACCACACTAGCAAGCCAGTGTCAATATGCTTTATAGTATATACCGCTATATTAAAACTCTCAATATGCTTTATATTGATACTTGACAACGAGGCCGAAATATGCGATAATAATATTCAAGAACGAACAGCACCGCCCCCAACCGGGCGACACCTAACGGAGACAGACAAATGCATATTAACAATATTCAATTTAGCCTGAATAACTATGGAGATGTAACGGCAGACGCGGGACATCTGAAGCATTTTCTCAATGAAGGTTTTGCAACCAGGATTGTCCGTCATCATGGAAACTTTGATTTAGTCTCGTACAGGCTAAATCAACGCGGCGTTAAGTGTGCATCACTGGGCAAAACGAGACTGACAGACATTCCTAACACGGAATTCTGGCAGGGGGCGAGAGAAGTAATCAAGCGGATTGCCAAACAAGAAGCAAGCGCCTGAACCCGCCAACGGCCACCAGGCCACACAGCAGCCGCCTCGCAGCAAGGCGGCACCGAAAGGCAACCGTATGACCCGCATCAACTGCATCCCCGTAACCGAGCTAACCAGCAAGCACCTGCTTGCAGAATACCGAGAGCTACCCCGCGTCCGCCACGCCTACCCGCGCAAGGCGTCAGCCAGCATCCCGCCAGCCTACGTACTAGGCAAAGGACACGTCACATTCTTTTATGACAAAGGGTTGTGGTTAGAGCAACGCCACGCGGCATTGATCGCAGAGATGCGGCGGCGTGGATACACCGTAAATTTGCCGCCGCTGGACTTGGGTCATTGGCCGCAGGGCGCGATGAACAACTGGCGTGTGACAGATGAGGCGATGCGGTTGAATAGAGAGCGAATTAGCCAGCGACTTGCTGGTAAATAATAACAGCAGCCGCCGAGAGGCGGCGAAAAGGATGAATGAAGATGGAAGAACCAAGACTAGTATTTTTCATAATGGAGACTGAGACAACTGACGATGGGCAATACATTCCGTGTATTGCCACCGAGGGAGAAAAGGGCTATGCGCGGACTAATTGGGCTTGGGGCACTGATAAGGAGCAAGCACAAGAATTGTGTGACGAGCGTAATATGGAGACTTACGGGTTAACGCCGCAAGATGCGGTAAGAATCCAACTCGCAACGATGCAAGAGTAATCAACAACCAGCAAGCGCCTGAACCCGCCAACGGCCACCAGGCCACATAGCAGCCGCCTCGCTACAGGGGCGGCGGAAAGGATTACGAAATGTTGAATTGTTTAGAGTGTGATTATGTAGCCGCCGAGCAATGTTTTGATTCGGATTATGGCAACGTTTGCCCGCTGTGTGATGGGGAAGATGTTGTTGAGGTAGAAGACCCTTCGGCAGAGGATGTGGATTATATCGCGGCGACGTATGCATCGCCGTATTAGAGCAAACAAAAAACCCGCCTCGGCTGCAACCGAAAGCGGGTTTCAAAGCCAACCCTAGTTAAAGGATTGAAAACGATGAGTAACAGTATACCAGATGGAACCGCCCTTGTCCACAGGGGCGAGTGGGAAACGCCCGAACTGATCCTGCTCGACGGCTATCACGAGGACGTAACCATCGGCGAGTGGTTCGTGCAGCTAGACGGCGAGGTTATCGGCTACGCCGTCACCGAGACCAGCGCACGGCGGCAATACAACGAGGCGCTCAGAATTCGCAACGAACACGCTACGCGCAACCCAGCCAACGTTATGCCCGATGCGTATGCGGAGCCGATCATCAACTGGCAGGGGGTGACGATATGATGATGTTATCAGAAATCCGCCACTTGCCGCCAGCGCAGCAAGCCGCGATCTTACGCCGACAATCAGAAATACATCTTGAGTTAGCGATGGATTATGATGTGATGGCGCGGTCTTTGGCAGATGACGATTGGATGACTGAGAATTTGCCAGAGACATCGGGGGACAAGGGGCTGGGCGAAGGGAACGGGCTTAAGTCTGGGGTGGACTACTAGCCTGTGGGATTGTTCGGCAAGAAGCCGAGCGGCACACACGATGTAATATGCGCTTGGTGTGGCGAAAAATGTGGCACATCAAGCGCCAGCGGATCGCACGGTATTTGTTCAAGCTGTAGCGAGAAGATGCTCAAAGAAGCGAAAGCCGCAAAGAAAAAACGCAAGTAACCAAACCACACGGCGGCAACCGTAGCCGCAGCGCAGCAAGCCGCCGTGTATACTATCATCAAAAAACTTAGGAGTAGAAACGTGAGTAACAAACTAATCAAAATCAGAGATCAATCAATGGACGTGATGCAGTTAGGCGATGTCCTGAGTAAGTCAGGCTTTTTTCAAGATACCAAACAAGCCGCGCAAGCTGTCGTCAAGGTACTGGCTGCAAACGAATTAGGGATTGGCCCGATTGCTGGGATGACTGGTATATACATCGTTAAAGGCAAGGTCACGCTATCGGCCAACCTGATTGCCGCCGTCATCAAACGCAGCCAAGCGTATGACTATCGTGTTCGGCAAATGGATAGCGACGGATGCCGTATTGAGTTTTTCCAGAACGGTGAAAGCATAGGCGTATCTGAGTTCACCGCTGCTGATGCAAAGGCGGCTAGTCTCGGAGGTGATAACTGGAAAAAGTATCCGAGAAATATGTTATTCGCCCGTGCTATGAGCAATGGCGCGAAGTGGTATTGCCCTGATGTATTTAGCGGCTCGCCAGTCTACACGCCTGACGAGCTGGGCGCTGAGATTGACGGCGAGACAGGCGAGATTATCGATGCTATGGATTACGAAGTATCTGAAGAGACCGTCCAGCGTGTGATTGAGGATCGTCAGGACGCCAAACAAGCAAGCGGAAAGCCAAAGGATGCGATGACTGCATTTTGGACATATGTAAAAGATTCGGGCATTGACAAGCAAGCTGCCTTGCAAACATTAAACCAAGATGCTGACGGAAATGCAGAACGCGCATTGAGTCTATTGGAAGGCGCGGCTGATGTGATACCACCGGAAGCGGAACCAGTAGCCGCGTAGCGTAGCAGAGGCCCGCCGCCGTGGGGTGGCGGGCGATATGGAGGGTTGATACGATGGGTTTAGACATTAGCGCATACAGTAATATTGAATATATCGAAAATGTAACTGGTGACGAATATGACAGCAAGTATTTTTTCGGAGGTATCCCCAATACTATGTTTGTTCCCAAAATTTACATTGACAAAGAATGGGACTTTGCGAAGCAAGCCAGCGGGCTTAAAGACGGCGTTTATCGTTACGACGATGCATTAGGATTCCGCGCAGGGGCGTACAGTTACTATAACCGCTGGACTTTTGCGTATGCCGCCCTACAGTAAACCCAGCCGACACCGACTAACCGTTGCACGGGAAACGAGGGGAGGTGATGCCTAATGAGCGGAACTGACGACCCTGGATACAGCGGACTAGCGTCAGGACCAAAGCAAGCAGCAATGCAGTAACGGGGGCCGCGTATCCGCAGCACGCGGGGAATAAAAGCACCCAACTATTGACAAGTATTTATTTGGGTGTACAATGTAAGTAATTATCAATACTCGATTATGTGCGTTGTAAATATCAGGAAGGGCAATATGACAAAAATTATTACACCAGTATCGCAAAAAGGCGGCGTAGGCAAAACATCGACCATTCAGAACCTTGCCTCGGTACTGTCAGAGAATCACACTGTATTTTTGATTGATTTTGACCCGCAAGGAAATTTAACGCAGGGTTACGGTATTGATCCATACGAAGACAATATGCCAACCGTTCTTGATGTTTTGCTTAAGCGAGCGACCTTGGCTGATGTGGCGAAAGTTTTGAATGATAATATGGTTGTCGCTCCGGCTAATCTTTTGCTGGCTAATGCAGAGCTAAACGTTAATCAGACTGAAGGCAAGGAATGGCACTTGAAGCAAGCGATTGAACCTTTGGTCGAACGTGTTGATTATATTTTAATCGACGTGCCGCCATCCCTAGGATTCTTGACTACTAACGCTTTGTATTGTTCAACGCATTATTTTATCCCATTGCAACTACATCCGTATGCGTTTTATGCGATAGACGGCATCGAGGCGATTGTAGAGACGATGAACGAGCGAACGCATGGTGGCAGGTCTGAACCGATTGAATTTTTAGGCGCATTGATCACGATGTACGATCCGCGATCAAATCTGGCTAGTTCCATTGAAGAATTGGTTGTCAATCATTTTAACGGCAAGACGTTTGACACTAGGGTTCCGCAAAACATCAAGGTCGCTGAGGCTACATCAATGGGGGAATCTGTTATCACTTACGAGCCTCAATGCAAGGGCGCTGTTGCATATCGAAATTTTGCAAATGAGGTTATGGCTCGTGTCAAAAAGTAAAAGCAAGATTAAGGCGTCCCTGGTTGCTGGGCCTGGGGCAACATCTCACGTCGGCGGCGATTCTGGAATCGAGATACCTTTAACAGAAGAGGAATTGGCGGCGGCGGAGAGAGAAGCCCGTACTGAGGCTAAGAAAGCAAGGATCAGAGAACGCCGTGCCACATTCGACCTTGATCCTGCCATTAGAAGATTGTTACGTGTATGGTCAGGGCGTTACGGTGTACCACAAAGCCAGATGGTGATGCTTGCCGTCGTAGAGTTAAAGGGGCTGATAGAATCGGGCGAGATAAGTATTGAGGCGATGCGGTCAGAATCAGATAGCCCGAAGTTTGCCTACAATCTTGAGTTAAACGAAGCAATAGCGGCAGCCGCCGCCGAAAGCGAGATGAGATGAGTAACCAGGAAGTCACTTCACTGGCAACTGAGTATCCAAAGATGCAGGCGTATTGTCGAGAATTGCTGAAATCGTATCAGGAAATTGGGCCTGCTGGTCGATTTGGTGCAATGATGATTGAGCAGACGTTGCGCGAAGCTGACGAGGCCATAGCCAACGGTGACACAGTAGCAATGTTGGTGGCTTACGATAAGATGAAAAATCACAAATAAACCAAAAGCGGCCCCGGCACGCCCTGTAAGCCGCCGAGGCCATCACCCCCGGATCGGAGATGAAACGTGAGTATACAAGATTACGCCCCAGAAAGCCAGTATTACCAGCAAGCCGAATTCGATGTCGAAGAAATGGTTACATTGCATCCGTTAGCGATGCGGATTCCAAACGAACACGGCATCTATCAGACAAGTAAGATCAAGCAGGTAGAGACGATAACGGCGGCTGAATTGCAAGAGCGTTTCGGAGGTTGTTGCAAGCAAATCCGTGTCTGCCTGGGTGATGTGCAATCTGAAGATGAACTGCTGGCGCAATCGAAGATGGTTATAGCCTACGGTTTCGGTCTCGATTGCTGGTACATTGTAAAGCGCGAAACGCAGTAAAAAAAGTGGCGGCTACCGTTTGCGCGGTGAGCCGCCGAAAGCCATAACTGAGATTAGAAAGGACACAAGTTATGACCACGATATTTTACAACACATACCCTCAACCTACAATTGAACACAAGCCCCACAACCGTCAAAGATTGCTATTTGCGGCGATTGCGATAGGTCTTGCGGCAATGGTGCTAGAAAATTTGTTCTCGCTACTGTTTGACGAGATAAAGCGGGGATTAGTATCATTTAGCCAGTCTCATCGGGCGTTGTATATCGTGGCAGTTGCAATCGTTGCTGGTATAGGGGATGCGGTGTTAGCGTTTCCGGAATCATTTGTACGTTCAATATTAGAAGCCGTGGTGATATTATGAAGCAAAATCGAAGTATAATAATCGGGTTGTCTGTCATAGGCGGCGTGAGTATGTGTGTGGCAATTCCGTTTGTTATTGGTGCTTGGGATACGATCAGTGCTATGGCTCCGGTATTGTCTGTGTTCTTTGCGGGCGTCCTAGTACTGATTGGTGGTAGTGTAGCCGCCAGGCAGCTATCTGGTGCGTACACAACCATTCACGTAGACAAAACCGAACGTAAAACTGTGAGTGCTAATCACCAATTCGATATGCAACGACAGGCTCTTGAAATGCAAGAGCAAATGTTGAGGTTGACCGCGCAAGTGGAAATGTTGCCTGAAATGATGCGTCAGATAGCTTTGGATTTAGCGATGCCTCGCGGCGGCGTTGCTGGAATCGAAATGAAGGAATATCCGGCGATGGTTGCACGGAAAGCGCAACAGGCAATCCAGCCGCCGATACAGTCCGCGCTTAAGCCGCTGATGCACGAATTGCAAAACGCTGATAATATTTTGGTGGTCGGTGCTAAAGGAACTGGTAAGACATCGCTACTGCAACATATTGAGCATATTCGCCGTCAATACGGTAAAATCATCGTACTAGACAGTCACGCACAGCCGTCGCAGTGGCAAGGCGATGTAATCGGAATCGGGCGGCAATATGAAACAATTAAGACTGCGATGGTGAATTTGACCAATAGACTTCATGGCCGATACCAACGATGGGCCAAGGGCGAATCGACGTTTGAGCCTATCCACACATTTATCGATGAATTCACATTATTACCTGACGCGCTGAAGCAAGCCGATTACGATGTGCAACAATACTCGATCCCAGCGCTGACCGAAGGGCGCAAGGTCAGGATGAATTGCATTTGGGGCATCCACTCAGATCGCGTCAAAGCGATGGGGCTGGAGGGCAAGGGTGATATTAAAGAGTGCTTCGACGCTGTAGTCTACCTAAAGCACAACGCGCAGACTGATGAACGATATGCATTAGTGGACTTTGGCGATGGTGTAGACAAAGATACGCGATACGCCCACCCCGGCCCATTTGTGATCCACGGGCAGGCGCAGACGGTCACAGAAGCAGCGCCAATGCTTTTAGATGCACCACCTGCACTGTCCATATTAGATGGTCAGGTAATAGAAGCTGAAATAGCGGCATACGAAGAATACATATCTACTAATAGTCTTAGTGCGGCGTGGCGCAAGTTGTATTTTTTGCGCGAGGGCAAGAAATTCGGTAGCCGTCCTAACAGTACACAGCTATCCGAAATCCGCGCGATAATCGCGCGATTAGAGGGTGGTTAGACGCGACTCGCGCGATAATCGCGCGATTATTTGCTTGTAGAGGTTTATATGATTTACTTTATACAAGAAACAGGGTTGTTCAAAAGCAAAGTAAAAATAGGTTACTCACAAAACGTTCAAAGAAGAATGATGAGTTTCAGATCGGCAAATTCGACACGATTGAGGCTTTTGCTTGTGTTGCCTGGCGACCAAGTAGTCGAAAGTCTATATCACGAAAAGTTTAAAAAATACAGAGTACATGGCGAATGGTTCAGGTACGGATGGAAGCTGAGAGTGTTTGTGTTTTTAAATTGGTTTCGACCAATATTATTTGACTCAAGCTCAGATGAAATGTCTCAGAATTTTGTCTACAAAGAACCAATAGAAATTCAAAATTTAACGGACGAAGAGGTGAAGGATCATATTGTCAACGCCTATACGGATGGCGAAAGCCTAAACGGATGCTGTAGATTGTATCACTCTTTGTCTACGGGGGAAGAATGGCCTAGAGGAAAACGTTTGGGAAGTCAACACACAAGATTTATTACTAGTATAGTTGAATCAAAAGCCAGCATTGATATTCTGGCTGAGGAATCGTAGATTTACGCAGGAAATAACAAGCCGCCAGCAATCGGCGGCGAAAGGCGAGAGGCGATGAGAACCAAAACGAACGTGTCTATCATATTACGCATCTTGGCCGATGAGCTTGAGCAGCCAGGACAATACGAAGATATGCTGATTACGGCGCTGCAAGTAATCGAGAGTAACGGTCTTGCCGATCAGTTTCGCCATTTGCGACGTAAGCACATTTTGGAACGCCATATACTGATAGACAACGATCTGCTATAATATCCCCAGGCGGCGGCGAATGCCCTAGCCGCCGATACACTCTCCTGCGTTGGCGAAAGTCGGCTTCATGCCGTGCGTCTACCATCGTAGACCTAGCCGCGTAGGGGAGTGAGCCTGCCAACCGCGAAGGCCAACGCGCCGCGTTGGGTAGCCGCAGCCAAGACGCTGAGAAGCGTGGGTATGCGGTGTAGCGGCGGCGGGAACGGCATCTGAAACTGGGCTTATCTCAGGTAGTAGGATGCGCCCGACCCGACTCAATTGAGTCGGGTCTTTTTATTTTAAGGTTGGGTTTGGGATAAAGGGTTGACATTATTTTGTTTTTTTGATATAATCAAATTATCAAAAGTTAGTTATTATTTACTCAACAGGAGACACAAAAATGTTTAACATCAGCCAAGAAAAACTAGAACAAATCACCGACGTTATCAATAACGAAAGCGACCCGCGTGCAACGGATGCAGATGTACACCAATTTGTTACTGATGAAAGTTGGGTTGAAAGCGCAACGGGCGACGAGCATCAGGAATGGCTAGATACTGCTGACGCTCAAGAGATTGCTGGCTGGATGATTTCAATCGTTTACAAATAAGAACGGGCAAGGATAAAACTGTAACTAAATTAACAGGACGAGGTGGCCCAGGACGCGGCCAGGGTAGAAAGCGAATACCAAAGTTCTTACCGCACCTTAATGAATATATGGTTTTTCAAGAGGAAGCTATTGGAGAAGAAATCAAACCCGACCGACTGGCAAAAATTGTCGGTGTCGGTGATGACGAGGTTGAATTTCAGATTGGCGATACAATTTATGTGCTGAGGCGTCCGAATACCGATGACAACATTGTCATCGGTAACAACGATCGGCACAAGCAAAAATAGAGCCATGGTTATTGAAACACTGCGAACACCAGGGATATATTCGATAACCAATTTGGTATCAGGAAGAGTTTACATTGGAAGCACTGTCGATTTAAGGACTCGTCTGAACTATCATCGTACCTCTCTGTTAGGGGGAAGTTGTCCTAACAAGAAATTACAAAGGGATTTTAATAGTTTAGGTTTGTCGAGCTTTTTGTTTGATGTGGTTGAATTTTTCGAGGGAACAGAAGATGGATTGGCGTTTCGAGAGATATTACACACAGTACACGCACATCATCAGCCTGGCGGTTGTTACAATCAGAAATGCACAATACCAAGAAAAGAAACGATAAAACGCCGGTGTATTATTTGCAAGTCACCTCATTATGCAAAAGGGTATTGTGGTTATCATTGGCAACAATACAGGAGAAAGCGACAAGTTGTTTTAGACGTATGTTGAAGAAGTAACATTTGACTAGCAGCAAGGCGGCAACCGCGAACGCAGCGGTGAGCCGCCTTTTTTGTTGCAACAAGACATTTTGCTATAATGTGTCTATGGAAATATTAGAAAATGGCATTGCTCAATTAGGCGTAGCATATATTGAAAATCCAGACTTCGACCTGAAAGATTTTAACTCAATGGTCATGGCCTATTTGATAGACACACTCATCCAGCAGCATTCCGTGATCACTGATTGGGGCATCTATAGCCACTCAGAGACGCACGGATGGACTGGATGGATAACTGACGGTGAGCAAACGTTGTTTTTCTCTCCGACCAAAACTGTGATACAATAACAGTGTCTTTCGAGATGCAACGCATCTCTTGATTCTGATAGCTTCGTTCAAGAGCGAAGCAAAAGCGCGCTTGTTGGCCAACAAGCGCGCTTTTTTGTTGCGTCAAATTAGTACTAATTTACCAGGCGTTAGTAGTTCCGAATTTCACAAGTGTTTGTCAATTTTCCAGCAAAACGCATTTCGAGGCAGGGTAGGGGGCTGGCATCAGCTTCGTCGCGCTGTCGGCGGCTGTGGCGGGCTGCCAGTAAATTGCCAGTGAGTTGTCAGTGATCTGCCAGTGACCCCGGTTGGTGGGGGCGGGACTGGGGATTGGTGGTTGCGGGTTGTAAGATTCCGGTGCTATTCAAGGTCAAACGCTGGTTTTTATTCTTAATTTCAATATTTTACCAATTCGCCATTTAGTAAATCATTGGGGCGAAAATAGTAAATTGCTACACCTCAAACACGCCTCGACTCACATTAAACAACGTGCTTATAATGCTATCCGGTAACGCCGCTGCGCACAGAAAGCACAGAGAGGCGCGACCATTGTACAGAAACGATGTGGAGCTGTTACGATTTCCAATATTGAACGGCGCAGAGCTATTAAACAACGACGCTGGTACGCCGCTTGTCAAAGAACCGCTAGTATCTTCGTCGGCATTCATTACCCGCATCAGTAGTTCGGCGGATGGATCGTAACGTATTACAAAAAGATTCCATTTGCTTAATATGGACGATGACAGCGAGGCGGATTGATCAACCAATGTCGTCCCGTTGTTCGAGACACGGGCAGTCAACGAAGTCGAACTGCCGATAAACATTGAGTAGGAGGCATTTGACCCGCCCCCTGTTTTGCTCATCAGTATTTGGATGCCGCCAGCGTCAGGATAAAACCATCCACCCATCGTGAGGCCGTTCAGCCCTGACACGATGTACGATTCTGTGCCATCTATATCGAGATCGGATTCGTCCGCCCTGCTCAAGTAATCCCCCGTGCCGTCAAGGTCGATATATGGCGCAAGGCCATCTTGATTGTATGTGGGATTGCCGTTATAGGTCAGTGTGTGGCCGTGTCCTGATTGGTCTATTGCATTGCCTGAGCTATCAATAGCCGACATAGGCCAAAAGCCACGCAAGCCAGGCAACGATTGGAACAAGGCGATGGCTTGCGATAATTGCAACTGGGTTTCATTGCGCCTTATAAAGAACGACGTGAGGTTTTCGACTAGTTGAGCGTTATGGGTTTGCATGATATAATATCGCTATGATTTACACTTACTATGTTTGCCATAAATGCAATAGACCAACACAAAGCATGGCAATTTTAAACAAGTTGCATATCCCCAGTGTTGACGAACTCGCGAACAGGCCAGACATGGAGCCAATCGGCCATGAGGTACTTGAATGTCCGTGTGGAATAGAGTTAACATGGTTTGATGCTGTACCAGTGTCAAGCCCCGATACCGGACAAGCCCAACTTAGCTAATCGCTGCGGCAGTCTATCAGCCCTGCCCCCTGTCCATGTCAGCGCATTTGGCAGTGAGAATGTCACTGATTCGATAAGCGTGTAGCGTCTATCGTTTTTCAGATCGCCCTCGAATCCGTTGCCATACACATCTGTCGTAAATACCCACTCCCCCGGTCTTATATCCCACGGCTCAACCCGTGTACCATCTGGCGTGAAAAATGCCTGCTCGCCCGTAAACATCGCACGATGATAAGCTGCTGTCGTCGGCACGGATTTGTACTTGGCCTTGCGTCCGCCATATACGCCGAATGTGTATCGCTCATTCGACGACCCGCCAACCTCACCTAACCCCTGTAACACATCAAACCCTGATCGACTGCCATCTTCGTAGGTCTGAACGCTAAACGAATTGTCGGACACATTCACGTAATCGTCACTCATAAAACTATTCGGATCGGCGGCAAGTACCGCCTTGATTTTGTCAGTCACTGATTGCGTTGACCTGGTAGAATTCGAGTAAGCGAACGATTTTGCAAAATGAATATACCCCAAACATTCAACTGACACGGACACATTGCCCTGATTGCCGAATGCGCCTTGCTGAGAAGTTTTAGGCACGGCGTTCTCTTCAAGATAGGCGTCACGTAGATTTTCGGCTTCAGGCGGCGGGATGCCGCCGCCTGACAGCAAGCGTTGCACGATACCGTATTTTTCTTGGCTGGTCGTATTGTTTACTGCGCTAGTTGACAACCTGACGCCTTGCGCCCCTTGCCCGTTATCCAGTTGCACAAATGAGCTGTAAAACAGCGCTGCTCGGTTGCCAATGTCTAGCAACGGCCCGACGCTGATATTGTCACTGCCAATTGTGGCGGTTACTTTATTAGTAAACCCTTCCCATATTAACGATTGCGCGTGATTATAGACCTCGATATGGCGCCCCAACCCACGATCAAGCCAACTGTCTATATAATCTTTGCGTCCAGTCAGCGTAAATCCAGCCGACCAATAGCCGCCGTTTGCTCGTATCTCGTGCTGGTAGCCTTGTGCAATTTCGGCTGTATTGTCATATAGGAATGCGCCACCTGATACCAACGGCTCAAACACAGTGATCGCTACCTGTTTGGATTGGTAGAACGATGGAATAAACACAGTGTTATTTGTTCCAGTCTCTGCACTCGGAACATTAGTCGGCGTTGCGGGCGTTGGCGGCGTAACTGCGCCTATCTCGGTGTCGTCATCACGGACAATCAACTCATCAAGATAAAACGTTCCAGACGTGCCAGAATCGATGCCATCTGCGCCGCCGAATCGTATGCGACTTGGTTGAGCGATGGTAGACACATCAAATGTAGACACGCTACCTTGGCTCACACCATCAATAAATAATTCCACAACCCCATCGTTAGAACTAGCGTTTGTGGCCCGTTGCCAACGCACTTCGATGTAATGCTCGGCGTCGGTAATCGTTCCGGTTGGCCCATCCTTAAACGTAGTAGAATCCTCTTTCCATCTCGTTTGAACAGTGTAAGCAGACGAGATGTACGCCAGCCTGACCTCGCCAAGTGTCGTGGAACCATCCATAAATAACAAGCAAGTAAATGAGTTGTTATTTGCCATAGTCAGCGTGTTCGGATCGATATAGTAGCGGCTACGCATATTCGAGCCTGTTAGCTGCGTAAAATCGAATTGGCCGTAACGGTCTGCGGTGCTGGTGATATTTGTGCTTAAACCAGCCGCAGACCCTGCAAGCCCAGCGCCTAATGATGCACTTACGCCTGTACTGCTATCATATTCGCTCAAATTATTAGTGTCATGGTCAATATCTACCACTACAGCCATTAGTAATTACCTCGTGCGCCTAAGTATCTTTGCACGGCGTTAATCGTTACACTGTGGCTAATCCAAGGCTCGCTGATCCAATCGCTAGAACTACCGTAACTAGCGCATAGAAAATATATGCGCTGCGTGGTGTTAGCTTGCAATACGGCGGCCCCATTGGTTATTGCCGCATAATTGGCCTTCGTGACGCCAGACGCTTTCCTGACAAAGCTACGAATCTTATGCTTTGGATAACCAACGCTATCAATCTCGATATATTGCCCGTTATCTACACGACTGCTTGACGTGTTTTCTCTGTCCTGGAAATCGCCTGACCACTCATCTATTGGCATCAGTACCACATCATACAAATCCAGCACTGTGCTCGCACTGTTTGACCCGACTTTAATCACGATTTGCGCTTGATCTCCGATTTCGACGCCAGGGATATGGTAATCAGAATGAATCTGAATTTGTCCCAAGTCCACCAATTGCCAATCATCAAGCGTGGCTACACTTACAGTCTCGGTGGTTGTCAGAGGATCGCCAGAATTAGACCGCACGCCTATTGCGATCTCAGCATCTCCCACGCTACCAGCCGTCTGATGGCAGCGAACGAACGCTCGGTATGTGCCACTGTACTCATCAGCGATGAATGTGTCCATAGAGATAGTTGCGGCCGTGACCAGCGATTCCGCCGCGCCGGGTGAGTAGGTCAACTTGTATCCATTAGCCGTATTGCCTGCGGAGGCAGTAGTGGCCTGGTCGTCTGCCACCGTGACACCCGTAGGATTGCCTAAATCTCCGTTCGTGGTTGTATCACCTAGGTTGATATACGGCCTAAACCTAATCCCCCTCGACGTAGACCGTAACCCACATATGGCTCGGTTGGTCTCCATGTTGCCGCTATTGTTGCTGGAAATATTCGTCAACCGCACTGAGCATAACGCGGGAATATCGCCGCCAATTTGCGCTTGCGGTATTTCGACAAACGATGTGTTGATCGTATATATATCCTCATCGGTTTGTTCTGGGCTAGTAGCACCTATCGCGGATGTTGTGTCAGCCCGCACCCACCATCCTGTAACGCCGTCGAGCGTGGTGGTCGCCCAGTCAGTTGGTTGCTCCCAATGGACAGATACTACGCCCTCGTTAGCAAAGCTGCTTGTGTTGTCCTTTGCCGTAAGCGTACTCCATGCCGAGCCGTCCCAATATTTCCAGGATATAACAAATGTTCCGGTTGCGGCTGTGGAAATATTAAACCTCAGCGAACAAAACGGTCCCGCGCCATCTATTGACGTATCGCTACCAAAAAATAAATCTGCACCAACATCGCTGCCAGGATCAAAAGTGTAAATATCTGTAGCTTCTCTGATAGGCCAGATATTTGGGCCGAATGTTGAGCCATCGTCGTCACTCGGAAGGATATGGGTAATCTGCCCAGTTGCTTGGTAGTTTGCTATATCTACACGGTTGTTTGAACTGCCGCCGAAAATATACGTATGACCGTAAGTGTCCGACTGGATATACAGCGATTCTCCAGATACAAACAATTCACCGCTATCGTTTTGAGTAATATTTTTATGCGTCCAACTATTTTCCAGATCGTTTATTTCGTAGAAGTTCTCGCCGTCGTCGAAACTTTCCTGAACAACCGTTGGCGTTGTGCCGCTTGTCCGGTATAAAACGTCACTATCTCCAATGTGTATCCCAGACCCAGCCGTAATTATCTTGTCCTGAGAATTGATGCCAGAGAACAGGCTAGGAAGCGATCTGTCCTCACTCCATGTTGCGCCATCGTCTGTGCTGACTAATGTGGAAGACGCACTCCAAGCGATGTAAATATATCCGTTGGACTTCTTGTAATAAGGCTTGGACGAAATAACAAACCCAACGCCGTCAACGGATAGATCGCCAACGTTTGTCCAGGTTGCGCCTTGGTCTGACGATGTATAAACGTCCGGGACGGCCAACGACAAGTCAATGCCTATCAAGGTGCTGTTGTCTTGTAATGTGTTTAGATACCCATTGCCCCACGTCGAGGACAGTTGGGACCATGTTGCGCCTTTGTCAGTGCTATACAACAACTGATCGCCACTTGTTTGGTCAGCAGCAATAATGTAGTTATCGGTTATCTTGAGTACGTCAACGATCTGCACACCAGACTGAACGCTAGTCCAGGTCGTTCCTCTGTCAGTACTACGATATATATTGCCTGATGCACCTGTGTCAAACACCAAAACCGTATCATCTTCAACGGTTTCTACAATGTAGCTTGTCACGGGTGCAGGTAAGTCAGGGACACTGCCAGTCGTTACCTCGACAAAGTTTAGGGCGGCATTCCAGAACTGATACGAAGTAAGCCCCGTAACCGCATCCGATTCCCCTGGCTTTTTCGACAGCCAGTGTTGGCGCTCAATCTGCACAGCCAAATTAACCATAGCCGATTGACCATGCAATGGCTGGAATGGCTGACCGTACTGGTAGCCATCTTGCGGCATCCGTGAGCTAACAATCACAGCGTAGCGAGTGTTGGTTTCTTGCGCTGCCTTGGCCTCAATCCAAACAGGCTTTGATTGCCAGCGCGTCGGGCCATAGGTGAACGCTTGTGCCAACAGTTCACGCAACCGTTGCGCCGCCCTAATTGTTTGATCTTGAGACAACCCCTTGATGTGGAATGTCATATTCTCGATGACATTTCCATAGCGCCCAAAGCTGTAACCAGAACCTTCAGATAGCGGCGATTCTTGCACGATACCTCCGCCTTTGTAGTCTGCTATACTCGGCGTCCACGATTGCAAATCAATATTATCATCAGACAATAAATCTATGGTCTGTGTGCCGTTTGTGATTTTGAGAACTGACCAGTTTGACATGCTAACCCGTTGCCAATGCGCCTGAAACGGCCTGTGTTACTTGGTTGGTGAATTGATTCATATCCATCCCGTTATTGATGGTCGGATGGAAGTTGAGTGTAACCGAACGGCTATTCGAGTTGTTGACGTTGCCGCCTTGGTTGCCGCCTAACCCCGGTATCATTCCTCCCACATTGGGGACTTGCTGTGCTATGCCGCTTGATGCCTGCTGAATGATCTGGTTCATCGCCGCCGTGGTTGCATCGAGAATGGCGGCAGGATCAGCGTCCAAGCCAAATTGCAGACCGCTGAATATCTCGGCCTCGAAGGGCAGATCAGCGTCTTTGACTAACTTAATAAGGTCTAATTGCTGCTTAAGAAAGTCTAGTTGACTGCGCTTTTCTTCGATGGCTACTATTTTGGCCTGAATTTTTTCTTGCTCGATTAACGCTTCGTTAAGTTTGATTTGTTCAATAACGGCAAATTTGACGGTTTGAGCGTCTACGCCTGTTAACCCGTTAAAGCTACCGCCATTCTCAAGTTGCATCAACATGCGTTGCAACGTAGGCAGCCCAGCTTCGTTCAGATCAAAGTCCAGTAACTCATTAGCGCGTTCGGTTGTAGTTTTAGCAACAGCTTGTAACTCTTCGATCTCCTTTTGGATCGGGTCAGCAAACTTTCCTGCAAAAAATGACGTAAACCCGCTGAACGAACTTCCTATTCCCAACATCTCCTTTAGCGCTTCGTCGGTGTCTTTAATCCTAGACCTGATACCAACAATAAAGCCTTCGGCCACATTCTCGCCTATTTCTGCAAATACTTTCGACGGCGATCCAATGCCTAAACCCTCACGTGCCCATGCAGGTATGGCATTAACTACATTTTCTGTTATCCAGTTTTGCAACGAACCTATTCTATTACCTAGTCCCTGCAAAATACCGCCTACGATGTCTTCGCCTATTTTCACGAAATCATTAGCTACACCTGCCGCCGACTTCAGCGCCTCAAACATCATATCATCGGCAGCTTGAATTAAATCGGACTTGACGCCGTTTAGCCCCTCTAAGATTCTGAGGACAATATTTTTTCCAGCCTGTTTCAAATCGACGTTTTCAAACATCTTGGCAATCGCACCTTTAACCAATGCAATCGCCGCCGTTTTTAGCGCGTTCTCCATGCGTTGCAAGCCAGGCAGCATTTCGGTAACTATTTTTTTTCCAGTTTCCTCAAGGTCTGACTCCCCGATGGCTTTTGAGAATTCGGACAAAATGAAATTAACACCCTTGGTGATTGCTGGGCCTACGTTGTTCCAAGCTGCCACTACTAACTCGACAATCCTAGCCCCCACCGATTCCCAATCAACACCTTCGATGGTTTCTGCCATTTGGTTAGACAAGTTTGTCACACCATCAACTAGAGAACTGGCAGAATTCGCAAAGCCACTAACTAAAAACTGAATAACCGTCGAACCTAGTGCAGCCCAGTCAATGTCACGAACAAATTCAGCAGCACCGATAACAGAGTTTTTTAATGTGCCCCAAACCGCGGCCCAATCACCTGTGGCAGCTTGCCACGCCGTTGCTCCAACCGACGCCGCCAAAGCGAAGTTATTCATAAAAATATCGACAACTTGAAGCGCACCAGGGATAAGCGTGTTTGTGATAAACTCTGAGATTGTGCCAAATGCTGAAACAAAACCATCCTTGAATTGAAATATCTGCTCAATTCGCTCCTCGTCTAAAAAATTATCCAGCACTTCCATCACGCCGAGAAAAGCAGATTCTAATCCGCCATCACCTTGTGCGAAACCACGTGCAAATTCAGAGAACACGGTTTTCAATGTCTCGATTGCAACAGGTATCTTAACAGCCAACCATTCCCCTAAACTCTCAAAGAACGGCAATAGAACCGAGTCCCCACTACTGACCATCTCTAGCGCGGCATCTGCTAAAACACGGAACGCCGGGAGCAACGCATCACCAATCTTTGTCCGCATCGCTTCCATTACGCCGCTGAGAATTTCCATCGTTCCCTTAAGAGTGTCCATTCTCAAGGCCACAGATTCGGCTGCCGATGTATCGGCCATTGTCGCTTGCAGATTGGCAAATTCCGTTTCACTAAATGACGCCATCCCAGCCGCCGCCCTCATTGCGTCAGCACCGAAGATAGTAGACAAAGCGTTGTTTTTCTGTTCGTCTGACAGACCCGCCGTGGCCTGTTGTAATATCCCGGCAATCTCCGCCATTGACTTCATATTGCCGTTTGCATCAAAGAACTGGTTGCTACCATCCTCGGTAATGATACCCAAGTTATGCATAGCAGCGGCGGCGCTATCAGATTGCGGTATAAGGCGTTGCAGAAACGTCTTGAATGACGTGCCTGCGTCTGAACCAGATGCGAACAGAGGGGATATAGCCGCGATAGAAGCGTTAAAATCATCAAACGACACGCCAACTGTCTGTGCAACACCGCCGCCTTGCGCCAGTGCAAGCGCGTAATCATTTATAGAGAATTTGGAGTTAACCGTGACAGAGGTAATACCATCGACAGCCTTAGTCATATTCTCGGCTTCAATACCGAAAATAGCCATAGCGTCCGTGGCAATATTGGCCGCCGTGCCGAAATCCGCACCTGTAGCATTAGCAAGTGTAATGCTTGCCTCCGCTGCGCCGCCCATAATTTCTGTCCACGTGAGACCGTTACGAGCAAGCATTTCCAGTACGGCGGCAGCTTCCTGCCCTGTCACCTTGAGATTAGGGTTAATACCCAATTCGAGGATAAGATTTTTAACATCCTCAATATCGGGTTTTGCGCCACTAAACACCGAGCGAATATCGGCCACTTGTTGCTCAAGATCAGCCGCCGCTTTGACGCCAGAGATAGCCATTCCACCAATGGCTGCCGTCGCTAAAGCAATGCCACCTGTAGCTGCGCCAGCCGCCACCGCGCCTACACCAAGGATAGCCTTGCCCATCGTGCCGAACGAAGACTTGACCTTACCCGCCGTCGAAGACGTGTTGCGGTTCATGCCGCCAATCATTGAGTTATATTGATTTGCGCCACGCCTGAAGCTACCTAAATCAAGAACAGCCTCAAGGCCGATTTGTTGGGTCATTTTTTGCGCTTACTCTTTATTTCGGCTTGTTTAGCGTTCCAAGCACTCATGATCGCCTTGGCTTTGTTAGTTGCTATCATCCACACGCGGTCTTCGTATGAGGCGGCGAACCACTCAGACGGCAACATCCCACGCCGTTCTGCTATGTCCATTTCCATAAATCTAGTGCTATACGTCCAGCCATCGCCTTGATCGCCTTCAAGTGTATACTCAATATCTTCGATAGGGATGCCGTTGTACTCAGGAACGAAAGATACGTAAGGCGGCTGCCAAGTCCTCCGATTCTGGCTGCTGTCCAGATTGCTGCCTGACCAAGCCGCACACAAATATCGAGTCCTCATTCCTTGCCAAAACTTCCAGCTTCAAGAATTCAAACTCAATGTCAGCTTGTTTTTCTGGCAACAATTCGCCCGAATCGATTCGAGCTTCTTGCCACGCCGCCAAACCGTCCTTGTATTTCTTGTTGCGGATCGGTTCAACGCCCTCACTGAGCAGCAAGTCAAAAATTCGATTAGAGGCATCAGCCGTTACCTCGCCTAACTCTTCCTGGTAGGCATCCCATTTGGCTTGAAACTCAGCTTTACGTTCAGGATCGTCCTCCTCATCAATCACCGATTGATCGAGGTCGAATGTTTCAGGTGTATCGCCTTCGGCTACCGTCGCCGCATCTTGCTCGTATGTTGGTGGTTTGATACGTCCTGGTTTGCTTTGAATATCCTCTAACTTGAGAATACTCACACCACGTACTTCTAATTGATAGCCGTTGGTAGTTTCGACTACCGGATACTCAATCTTGTCTGCAAATTCAGCGACTTTGATGACTTGTCGCTTTTTTTTAGCCATCATTCCCCCACTACTATAGACAAACGGGTAAAGGATTCGCCCGTGGGGGGATGCGAATTCACTTTACCCGCTATGTCACAAATCAGATATATAGTGTCCCCCAACACCTTATGCGGCGGCTGGTTCTAGCAAGCTAAATAGACCGCCTGTACTACCTATTTCATCACTAGCAATATATGCCTTTGAGTGATCGTGAACTGACAAGCCATTGAACCCAGTTGGCGACCCAGCAACGAATGTTGTGCCAAACGTGTGCATTTCCCAACTATAACCGCCATCTACCGAGCGGTACACGATGCCAAACTCGTTAGTATCCGTATACATTCCACACATAAATGCCGTGTACTGATCCAAGAACACAATGTCGTTGATTTGGTCAAGCACCGTCACACCACTTGGCAGTGTGAATGTGCGCTGTGTCCAGTTTACGCCATTGTCATTAGTGTAATAAAGCAGACCGTCATTGTATCCAATCCAGTATCGGTTTTCATCGATGATGTCAGCGGCTAGAATAGCGTCAGACCCTTGACCGGAAGGCCCGGTCTTTTGCGTCCAGTTTGTACCACCGTCGATAGTTACTGCTACCACATTCGATGCACCACCAACAATACCAACTTGCGAGTCTCGGAATCTAACCACATTAAGCGCCGATGTAACAGGCGAACCTTGCAGTGACCACGTAACACCTTTGTCAGTGGATTTGGCGATGTCGCCGCCATCGGTAACAGCCCACAAATTGTCACCGTACTGAGCTAATCCTGTGTGGTATGAAACAAACTCAGCATTTGTGCTGGCAATGTTAACCGCTGTCCACGCGGATGGATCAGGACTGGTGATGTCTACCGTAGCGTAAGCGACTTCTGCCGGATTACTGGCATCGGTCACGCCACGTGCAGCAACAACGCGGATTTGCGTGTCACTGATTTGGAATGCAACCAATGAGGCGATATGCTCATCATTGCCAAACGGATCAGCGGTTGCCGCCGTCCAAGTAACACCAGCGTCTGTGCTATACAGCACGTTAGCCGTAACACCTGATCCTGCGTTACCTGCGGCAAACAGAATGTCATCAGACTTGCGAACTGGGCCATTAAACCCACCGCGAGACACAATTTTTGGACTGGCGATGGTTTTAATATCTTCGGAATCAGTCGTCGTTTGTCTGCTTAACGTAAGCGGAAAGTAATCGAGGATCGAATCAGGCGAGCCGGAAAACGAAGCGTTGATCATCGTGGCTTCGTTGCTGTTACGGCTTTTTATGTTGGTTGCGCCGATAGATGTTTTGAAGATGTCTTGCACTCGCGTGGCAACGTCATAAGAAGTAAACACGTCTTTTTTGCCGCCAATCTTCTGCGGCAAAAACGCGGTTGCACCCGCTTGAAACTCTTGCAGAATGCGGTTAGGGCGCGTAGATCGCAACCCTTCAACATCAAATGTCATATCACCAGGCGGTCCCTGGCGACGGATGGCGACATTCCACTTACCCTCACGGTTATGGTCGTCGCAATATTCGGTCGTAATTTCGCCCTGGTCTTGCGATACGTCGCTTGCCGTGACGCACGTGACCAGATACGGCTGGGTGTTCGGGCCGTCCAATTGCACCCAAAGCGCCCCATGGTTGGCAACTGTATTAGCCATTACTTAACTCCTTATTACACGATTTGAGGAAAGCGCCAACCTGCGCGGCGTCACCGTCAAATGCTTTTTCTAAACCCCGCAGATTGTTCAACGCATCGGCGGCGGTGTTTATTCCATTAGCTTCCAGCCCCTTAATTGTGGCCTCAGCATTGGCAGAATCGGGGATGTGCTTCGCCATTGGATGTGTCGATTCTGCCTTTGCTGTGGCCTTTGGAGCTTTCGCTCTTTTCCTCTCGGTACTGACAATTTCTTCGGTCATATCGAATGTCCTGATTTTGCCGCCCCTTCCTCGAAGCGATCTTGCATTTCTTTAGCGAATAGCGGCTCTTGATTATCTGCAATTACAGGCGTAAAGTTGCGACCTGCGAAACCTGGATGTCTTGCGAACGGTCTAATCACTGCTGTCCCTGTTGGCCCGCCGCCTCGCGCTTTGATTGATCCTGGCGTTGTTTTGGCGCGGTATCCTGATTGGAATGCTAATGCTCGCGCTCGCCGTGGTCTGATGATATGTGGTCTTGTGCCATCGTGAACGTATCCATAAATCGGATCGTTCGTCGTTACGCTAGTCCTAGCTCGCGTGTTGGTCATAGACAACCGCTTATCAAACCCTGGCCTGTGATCCCACGTTGAGATCGTGCTGTTGTAATCGGCGGCGATACGGCCTTGTGTTGTTTTCATTCCGGCCTTGATTGGGCCGTTAAATGCACTCAAATCCAACGTGTCAGCCAGTATCGCCCTAAACTTAGTCACAATCCATCGCCGCCTGAACAGAGAAACGCACAGCAAAGCCGTAATAAAACCGCCCAGATTGTACCGGGCGCTCAATCAACCCAATCGTTTGAGGCGTAATAGAACTATTCACCATCGCTATCTCTGGCGACGCTTGAAACGTCTTAACGCCCTCAACTGGATATGCGTCGTCGTCTCGATACGCTTCTATGAATTCATCGAGCAGACAATGCAGCTGTCCGCCATTGTCGCTATACTCACCTTGGTTAATCGGCTTGTATAGCACCTGCACTTCTAGCGGCAATATCACATAATTACAGCAATCAAGGCTTATTTCCATGCCTGGTACGAGACTGGTTAGCGCCGTGATGCCATGCTGCGTGTCCACAATCGGCGGATAGTCGCGCAACGGCGGCGCGTGTTCCACGTTCTTGATGCTTCGGTTAAAATCTTGCACCAAATTGATGGTTGTCTCGATAGGCTGCGTCACGGCAACTCCATTTCGTACCGCTTGCGGATTGCCATTGCCTCGCCTGGCAAACTGTTTGGCATAATAACCACGCCAGATGGCGAAGCTAACGGCCTATCATCCAAGCTGCCTATACTGTCTTTGCGTCTGTACAGATGAGCCGCAATGATAGCTGTTGCCATAACAATATCCGACTGCGGACGATAGATATAGATCGATGTGGTGTCCGCTTGCGATGCCGCCGTGCTGCCATTGACACCGCGTTTTATAGTCAGCGTTTCACCATCAACCGCCGTGATATATGCGTACTCGGCTGTGCTACTGCTGCCAAAGCGTATAAGCTGCCCGCGCTGAAAACGCGGATGAAAGCCACGCTCGTCTGCGCCATCGCCATCTGCCACGGTCACGCTTGTAGCCGAGTCGGTGATGGTAGTTTGTACCGTGTCGCCACTGTCACCCCAAGCGTCACTCCAATCCTCGTGATAACCCCATATGCCTGTTACACGATTGGCTTCACGCTTTGTACCATCCCATTTCCAGCATTTGTCTTCATCGTCCAGCGCAATCACGCTATACGGCGGCCTGTTGCTACTGAGACCGTTTTTGAGGAAATAATCGCCGCTGGCTATGGTTTCGCCGCCGTTCTCTGTGGTTAGCGTTGTAACTTCGAGCAAATCACGGTCAAGCAAAAGCAGGTCGTCGGCATCAGTGTAATCCCATTTGTACGTAGCGTACTCAGGGTAGAAATGACGGCGGCGTCTTGGAATGTCCATCAGCCGTGACGCCTCTATGCACATACGTGTTAGGAGTTGATCGTCTTTGACCAAACCAACGTCGTGTCCTAAATACTCACGCAGTTCATAGAGGGTCACGTACTGATTCATTACTTCGTTTCACCGCTTACGGCGGACTCGGTTTCAATAACTTCTGGGCGCCCATCGACTTCCTGGCGAATCATATTCGCCTCAACCATGCGCTTTAGATGGTCTTCGTCATAAACGTCGGCTGGCACTTCGTCACCAGGCATAAGTCGATCAATAAACCGCATAGCAACGTATCGAACTTCAGCTTTCTTTTTAGCCATCGTTAGCTCACGATCTCATCGACAGATGCTAAGTCACTATCACTGGCGGGCTGATACCGAGCGCGGCGACCAAGTACAATTCCGCCGCCATCACTGGTAGCTGTAGCGACAGTTATCGACAACCGAACGTGTGTGAAATCACCCGCCACATCTAACTCGTCAGACCGACAATTGATAATCGCTTGCTTATCACTGTCAGTCCCGGCTTGGGTAAGCTGAGTAATAGACTTGCCCGTGATGTCTTTTGCACCAGTACCGCTACTGTCGGTTGCCTGTTCGAGCTTGGCGTCCAACGTAGCGGACGAGCCAAGCGTGCCAGCCATCACGATCGCCATAACCTGCTGAAAGGTGGTCATATCCACCCAATCGGATGTATGCGTGGCGGCTGTCAGCGCATCGGGATCGACAGTTGCGACAACAGCAACCTCTTCACTCATTAAATGTCCCATATTTCAACTCCTTAGTCGTTCAGGTAAACAAATGGCGACATGGTATAAGACCCTTGTGGATCAGCCAACGTGATTGCTGACTTTAGCCACGGCTGACCGTCAAGCCGCTGGGTAAATCGCCACGTGCCTTTGTCGCTGGTGAATGCCGCGTGTTCACTGAACGCAATGCTTAAGCCGCTTCGCTCGAACAGCAGATAAGCGGAAAGGTCAGCCAGAACCACACACCCACTATTGTCGTCCTGCGGCAAATGTTCGGATTGCAAAATTTCGTAGCCTAAAATGTTGTTGCCTAATGCCGCTTGCAAGTTTGCTTGGAACACGCCGCCGCCTGCGCTTGTCTCGAAATCGCCAATGTCGGGCCAGATGCCAGGGTGGATAATCCAAACAGGCGTGCCGCCGACTGTCTTAAATCGAGATTGCATTGTGGTTGCATCAGCCCAAGCAAAGGTGTTGTTAGTTCCAGGCGTGTGAGCAACCGCACACGCAGCATTCAGAATGCCAAGCGGTTCGCCTGCGCCAGTACCGCGCAATACCATCTGCTCGGTTCGTGCGCTAACAGCAACGCCAAACAGTCGGGTCAATAGCACCTCGATAGATTGCGGACTATCAGCAATCAACTCGTTCTCAACCTCGGTGTAACCGCCGACCTTATTGACGCGCCATTGGATCATCTCGAATCCAGGCTCGGTCTCAGTCAGCGGGCCGCCTGCGCTGGTGGTCGTTGCTACAACGCCAGCCGCCATAGCAGTCTGTCCACTCCCTGCGGTTGGCGTAATGTACTGATCAAGCGCAGGATAGCGACCCGTATCAGAGTTAACCGGAACGCGGGTAACACGTGGCAGGATTTGACTGGTTGTTTCAGCGATTTGAAGCAGTTGATTCGTGAATTCTTCAGGAACCAGATAGCCGCCTGCTGTACCAGTTTCACCAGAAAGGTCTTTGGTTGAACCATAAACCTTGGTCAGTCGCTTAACGTTACCGTTATAGATAGCAAGCAGAAAATCAGCGAACGACTTGGTTTCTGGCTTGGTTTCTTCGTCGTCGGGCGCAATAAACCCAACGTCCTTCAGCGGGCCGGAATTCTGCAACTTTTCCATCAGGCCCGACAATTGATCAGAGAAATCAGTGAATTGAGATTTGAATTCGTTGAACTCGTCCTTGGTCACAACATCGGCGGCGGCTTGCCCGCCATTGCCACTTGTTGCGTCTTCGTTCTCAACTGCACCGACAGTCTCTTTTGTTTCATCAGCCATTTCTCTACTCTCCTCTGGCTTGTTGTCGGTTGCGGGCGTTTGCCCGTTGACATTTATATTGATGTTTACTTCGTGCGCGTTTGCCTCCGCTGAATCCTCCCCGGATTCCTGTTGCGTCGATTTCACTTGCAACGGTTCAACATTTTCTAACGATTTGATAGGGATTGCCGCAGTGCGCGGCTCTGCTGGCGTTGGCGTAAGACTGGCGTCCAGACCAAGCGGCCAATGGGTAATATGAAATGCACCATTTGACTTTTGCTCACGCTCAACCAAATGCGCCGCCGTGCCGGATGACCAGCCGAGCTTGCCAGCTTCTACCAACTGGTACACGGCCTGTTCGTACTCATCTCTGAGATCGAGCTGACCTTCTAGCCATATGCCAGCGTCTTTTACGCTCATATCAGCACGTCCAAGGCGGCGGCTTTTTAGCACTGGATCAAGACCGTGGTTGTAATAAATGGTGGTGCGTTTTAGTTCGTCAAGATCAAAATCGGTATTATCGGTAAAAAAGTCACCTTCGAGATCGGTGTTTTTGGCGTCACCAAACTGTACCAAGTAGCCACCGACTTTACCACCGCCGAGGGCTTTGACTTCGCCGCCGAAAAACACAACCGATTCTGTATTCTGCTCTTCGCTCATATCAACACTCTTTTCGTCCGTGCTTGCCCAGTCATAGCAGGCCCAAAAACCCGGCTTGAATGGGTCTTTCTTTTCGCCACAACTATGGCGGCTCAAGAAGTTCTCACGGCGTTCTGGGTTGTCACGCTGCATCGGCAAGTTTGGATCGCCGTAATGCACCAGCCGTTCTTGTTCGCCACGGCGTACCGTCCGCATATATTTCTTATCGTCGCGTGATGACGATCTGCGCCTTGTAGCTCTAACGGTCACACCGTTGTAGGTGTATCTGAAGAAATCTGGCATTTTGGACAAATAAAAAAGGCCCAGACTGTTACAGTCTGGGCCTTGCGCTTAACTGATTGCTAGTCCTGGCCTTTTACGGCTAGACGTTGCTATTTGGTTGCTGGTCATTATACCACATTACGAACGGATGTTCAACACCTCGCGTAAACGCGGCGGCTTGACGCCTGTGATCAACTCGAACAGTGCCGCCGATGCGCCTAAAACGTGATTGATAAATTTGGCGTACAGTTTGATTTTGTCTTGTTGGGTCAAAGCAACACCTGTGATTAAATACGAACCATTTTTACACCTGTCGGTGGCGGCAACTCGTCATACGGTGTATTATCTTCGTCATAAACTGAGGGATCAATATCCCTCTGGCTCTCAGGAATCTTTAACAACTCTTGAAGTGACCATTTTACAATCATCAACTCATCTTTAGTGTAATCACCCTCGTACAGATCGCAGTACTCAATACACCTTTTAATATTACGATCATCCAGATTAAAATCCTCCCAAACAACGTGAGATGGCCCATAAAGTAACGGACTGTCATCGTCATTTAACCTATCTAATGCTTCATAATATATATCGGACACAGGTTTTGGTACACCCCAATGACAATACCAACACATATTGATCCCCCTTAAGGCAACACCTGCAACACCGACTGAAACAGCCACACGCTAACCGCCGCCGTAATCGAAGCGCACGGTAGCATCATGCTGGCTACAACAAACCAAGCCATAACGGTTGAGATTTTGTCGCTGGTTACTTTGCTTTCGTTCATTTAATCTCCCGCATTTCCTGCTATACGATCACCCATTCCGGCTTCTGTCAAGAGATCACATATTTGATCGAGCAAGGATGTTGGCATTTCCCCTAAATCACCCTCTGTAATATGAACGGGCTGAACCACTTCTCCCAACCTCAATTGCAACACAAGCCAGTTATTATCATCCAGTTCCAAGCTGTGTTTTTGATCCTTGCCTGGTGGTATTCGTCGCGTGACCATATTGAGAAAAGACAGTGTTGTCCACATAATTTTATCCCCCACTAAAAATGACAGAACGTGCGTTCTGATGTATAATATCTGCGTCTAGGCAAACTCGATAGTCAATGGTATAATCTTGACGAAAGCCGTCTTTCTGTTGGGTTTGCCTAGACACCAAATCCATTGACCAGAGAGGCGGTTTTTATATTGAGCTATCACTTTTGCAGCGTGTGTAACACACCGATTACACTTGATGGTAATCGCAAAAAAAGCAGAAGTAAGCATAACTTTTGTAGCCAGAAGTGCAGAGAAACACCATTCATTAAAAAGAAATGCATCGAATGCGACAAGACGTTTTTTAGCACCGCACGAGTAGCAGGCATGATTAAACTTTGTTCTGTCGATTGCCGCCTTGCAAGAAGCAGGCGTAAGCAAATCCACAAAAACGGCAGGCTTGTGAGATGCACCTGCGAAAGATGTGGCGGCGAATACAAAGTAAGGCCAAGTGTAGCCAAGGTTCAACGGTTTTGCTCTCAGGCTTGTTCTTCCAAAACAATAGCCAAGCGTTTCAGGGGTGAAAACAGTCCGGTTTGGAAAAAGAAAACTGCAATCAATTGCGCTTATTGCAGCAAAGCGATTCACGTTCAACCAAGCAGGCTTGGAAGAAAAAAGTATTGCTCGGTGAAATGTCGTACAATTGGCAACCTCCAACGCCTTGCCCAGAATCCACGCACTGACATTGAAATAGCAATGGCTCAACAACTCAATGACTTGAAGATAACTTATCAAGAGCAAGTCTTGTTTTTTGATAAATTTTTGGTTGACTTTTTTATACCAAGTCATAATCTTATAATTCAGTGTGACGGTCTGTATTGGCATGACAGACCAGAAGCCAAGGCGAGAGATAAAGGTCAAGATAATTACTTCGCTAAATGTGGCTACAGCGTTCTCAGATTCACAGATAAGCAAATCTACAAAGACATAAACGAATGTGGCAACAAGATATTATCTACTATCAAGGAACTACAAAGCCAACAAAGCAGCGACACCTAGGATGCACAGGCGGCGACACAAAACCGCCTGGGAAGACGCCATTGCGATTTTCTCTTGTGCCGTCTAAAGGGCGACAAACAGGGCATAATTTTTCGTCGCGGGTTACTATCCATACTCGCCTCAATCCAACCTCTTTCCCAACCAACCGCGCCGCTTCACCATAAGCCCGCGTAATCTCAGTCTGCGCAATCATTTCAGCCCGCCATCGCGGGCCTATGATCTCGCTCAGGCTGTCACTTAACTGACGAACTGTGCCGCCTTGCCGGAGCCACGCGGCTATTCGATTCCTCGCCATCTGGCGGCTGGTGCGATTAAGCCCCTTTGCCAGCTTCAGGCTGTGCTTATTGGCCCAACGCTCGGCGGCTACGTTCACCGCCTCATCAACGCCCAGCCCAACCGTGCCAAGCAACCCGACTGATTGGGCTATGCCGTCACTGGCACTCTTGATGAGTAACCCGGTCAGCACGGCGGCTAGAGCTGTATGTTCTGCTTGCCAAAACGTGTTATCTGGCACTTGCTCGGTGAATTGTGCTTGCTGTGCAATGCGCTCTGACTGGTCAACCAAGAACGGCTGTACCTCATCAGCGAATACATCCTCATCAGCAAATCGTTCTGGCGGTATTTCGTCGCCGTCACGTAAAATGCGTTTAGTGGCCGTTTCGCTCACTGAATACCGCCTTCACTTCCGCCTCGGAGAAACACAGCGAAAGCTCGTTAAGTATCTGCATTGATTCATCATCGGCTATCACATCACTCTCGAATGGCGCTGCCGCCATGCCGTTAGACTTAAACGCTGACAATGATTTGCGTTGCCATTTTTCAAGGTCAACGCGCCGCAATGTCTCGGCGTCTTCCGCTGGTTGCGCTTCGGGTTGTCGTGGCAACTGCATTACAATGGGTTGTTCGTCGTCGGCTTCTGGATCATCCTCTAGTGGTTCATAGCCCAACATGTCGCGGGCCTCGTTGCGTTCAAGGACTTTGCCTGTAACCAGTGATACCAACTGGTCAGCCGTTTCAAGGTTCTGCTTCTGGAACACTTCAAGCCGCTCTGGACGAAACACCAACCGCAGGCCAAGCTCATTTAGATACTGATTGTTAAACGTCTTAGCCACTCGTTTTGCCCGTGGGTTGAGGGTCATATCATAAAAGTTGATGTAATCCTGATGCGATACCGCAAAGTTGGCGGCATTACTCATTACAATGCTATGAGGCACACCCAACGCTGTGGCTACATTCTCACGCTGGATTTCGGTCAGATCACGCATTGCCATTTCACTGACTGGCGGGCCAATGATCTCAGGCTTAACCGACGCCTTAATAGCAACAGTCTCCCAAGCGTCTTTGACGCCGCGTAATAATCGTTTCCACCATATTTCCAGCTTGTCCATCTCCGAGCGCGGCGGGTTACCATCTACTGATAGCAGAATCGGGAATACTGCGCCGCGTACAAAAAACTGTCTCGCAAAATTGGTTGACGAATCAAGAACGCTGGCGGCGTCAATAGCCGCCTTGCCCTCGGCTGGGCCTGGCCCCACTTCTGCGTCAATCGGCGGCGTCCAGAAATAAACAATTTCCTCTGGCTCTAGTTTCTCAGGCTCTTGCCCTTTCCGCGTTCGCTCAAAATGAGACAGCCCGACTGTATTATTGTATTTCGGCTTGATGGACTTTGGTGCAAGCCAACGAGGAGCTATCTCGTCACGCAAAGCATTTTGTTGCTTTAGCAAATACGCTTGGGCGTACAAAGTCATCGCCACCTCGATTTGAAACAACCAATCGTCCAGGTCATTCAATTGCGGCACGGCATCAGATAACTCGTCCTCTGGTATTGCCTCACCATCGCGCACGATGTCACGTGGTAGATTGCTTAATGCCAGCCCGCGTACATCAACACAACGGCGGAAAAATGCCGACTCTTTGTAAACCTTAGTTATATCACTGTCGTCTTTTTCGCCACCTGAAATAACCGTCCAGGCTTCTTCCGGCAAATTATTGATATTCACGGCTTTTGTGCCGTTGAAATAATATGCGCCCGGTTTTGTTACCATAGCATTAGACTCTCATTCGCGGAATCGACATATCGCACAGCGTAACGCAAGGTGTCCATACCGTGATCGTTAATTTTCAATGGCGATTCCTTTTGCTCTTTACCCTCTTTATTGGGCGGCCAAATATAGCCGGGGAACTCTTCCTCTGTACACGTGGGCTTCGCTTGATCACCGTCAACGAGTGACATGTCTAATTCCACCAAGCTCCCCGAAAAAACAAACAGCCCTGGCTTACCGTCCTCTCTGATCTTTAACCGCTCTTCGACTGCTTGTATACCAGTCGAAATATCTTTTGCGGCTGGGATGTTGTATATCTCGTTTTCAGCCAACGTCTCCCTATCTTCCGCATCGTGATCACATATCGTTTGCTCTATATTCTCGCCTTCGCTCAGCTTGTTTATCAAAGCGGCGTGAACCTTCACAGTACGCTTGCTCATATAAATCTCACGATACAGATACATCCGGTCATCGCCATCAATAGCCCACCATTGACATACAAATGGATTGGTAAAACCGAAATCAATGACACGAATACGCCGCCAATCGTCAGGTATATCGAACGGCTTAATAACGTGTATCGAAGCGTCGTAATCTTCATAAACAACGCCCTCGGCTTGCACCCATTTGCCGTCTCTAAGCCGCTTGCGCCTTACGCCTGACAACGTATTAAGCCTTTTTCCGTAATCAGGCGGGTTGTGCGGATTCTCGCGCCAATTCGAGTAATATACGGCGGCTTGGCCGCCTACAATCAGATTGCGGTTAATCCAATGATATGGCGTGTCTGGATTCGTAGTCAAGATAATTTGCGTCCACGGCGCAGCCTTGCCGCGCATACGCGCTATAATTTCCTCGAAATCCGCCAACGCAAAGGCGTTAGCTTCTTCGATCCATACGATGTCAAGCGCCCCATCTTGCCCTATTGAGCGTATAGCCTCGCGCTGCTGGTCATCCTTCATGCCGCCCCAATAAAGCACCGAGCCATTGCTGTACTCAAAACACAAATCAGATTTCTTGAACTCAACGCCGCTATCATCACCTACCACAGTTTTGCGCATAAATGGCACAACTGATTTGCTGCAAAACTCACGCGCCTTGCGAAGCACTAGCCCATTAGCGCCTTTGTATTTTTTCATAAAGGCGTTGACTTTCTCGGCGGCAACCCTGGATTTTCCGCCGCCTGCTGCCCCGGTCAACAGCAACACAGGCGACTTGTCTCTAAGCGGCTCAAGTTGCCACGGTAATGGCTCATAAATCGCTGTTGGTATCGCCGCCATCATCATCCCAATCGTCTGGTGAGAAAACAACATAACCTTTAATTGGCTCGTCGTTGCTAGTCACATCCATTTTTTGCTTACGCCCACCCGTTTCTTTGGCGATGTCGTCTAGAGAACGCTGTAAGGCGGCGATATGTTGCGCCTTGAATACTTTAACCTTGACTTCCTTGCCGTTGGCCGATAATTTAATGTCATCTTGGTAAAGCCCGTTCTTTAAGTCGTCTTTAATCTCGTCAATCAGTTCAGACAACGCAACAACGCGGTTGTAAGGCGCCGCCCAACCTGTAGCCATTATTTCTTCAGCCTCAGCAGTTTTCCGCTCCTCGATGCGCTGGTCATATTCGGCGGCGCGGGTCTGCCAACCATAAGTAGACGACCAATCAAGCAAAGTCCTCAAAGTCTTTGTTGGCGGCGAATCCTCTGCTCTTTCTGTGTAGATTTTATGCAACTTTGGTAGTGACCGCCCCGCACCCATTCGCAAGTAGTCATTACAGGCCAGCTTTGCCTTATTCGTCTCACGCGGCTTTGGCTCGCCTGCAATCAGTTCGACACCACTCATCTGCCAACCCCCACGATAAAGTGACCTACAGCGGGCGCGTAGTTGCCCGCGTTAAATTGCACATCAACCCGATAATCAACCAGTCGCGCTGCACTCGGTATCTGTAACTCTTTCAAAGTAACATTGTCACCGTCAATACTATGGCTACCTTGCGCCATAAACGTGCTAGTCACATCCTCAACCGCCATACCATTGACCAACCGCCACACCGTCGCGCTTGGCGATGTCGGCGTGCCGCCCCAAGCGGTTGTTGTGACCGCATAAGCCATCCCCTCGCCACGGCGTAGCGTTTGCGGCGATCCAATGGCGGCCAGCCACTGATGCATCGGTGACACATCAAGCGGAATTCGTACAACAACCGGGCTATAGCCGCCAGCCTCAACCAACACATCCACGCTGTATATGCCGATGGCCGTTGCTGGTATCGACAATTCCGGCAACGTGATCGTATTGGTCGATATAGACGCGCTACCCGATGGAATAAAGCTGCTAGTCACATCCGACCAGTGACGATTGCGAACCGTTACACTTGCCGCTGTCGGCGTAGTGTAGTTGCTCACATCGACTGTGAGTGTGATGCCTTCCCCCGGTGCTGCAAACACCTGCTTCTGGTCAACGTAACACGTGTGGCGATCCCAACTCGCCACCGTCAGCGCCGTCGAACGCCGTTTCAGCGTCAACGCAACCGCGACGGAGGGCTGAACATAGGCGACTTGTTCGCCGCCGCCGAAGAGAAGCAATAAAGACATTAGGGCGCTATAAACCCGTGAACTTGAATGGTATGGTTGCCTGCTGCGCTAGATGTATAACCAAGATTGACGTTAGCCGACAATTTGATTGGCGTTTTAAGTGGCATTGCAATACCACCATTGGCGGCAAAGTAGTACGGGCCAGCTTTATCTGTCGGCGATCCCGTATTTTCAACCAACTTGATATTCATCGCTGTGTCGGTACTCATAACAATGTCGGTCACATACAAACTAAGACCAGGACCAGGTGCGGCCTTCAATTCGTTATTGGTTTGAGCGGTACTGTTATTCTCGACGGCACTCCACAAATTAGGATGCACATCATTAACATATAATCGTCTATTCTCATCAGCGATCAGATGAGCGCGATCATTCTCAGCGTCAGCCTCGCCCGGATCAGTAGCGTCCATTGGCTTAACCACCGCGCCAATTTTAACAGGATTGCCACTGTCAGCAGCGTCATCTGCCACATCGCCAGCCACACCGGGCAATGTAGCAACATCGACATCGCCTATGTTATTTGTCCCGGCTGGCAACGCCGCAACGACATCAACTTGCATCTCAGAGCCGCTTACCGCTCCCGCGAGCGTTGTCAAGTCAGTGTTATCTACGGTTAGACTACTGCCGTTATCATCGACAGATAAAACGCCAGTGCTATTGGTTGCAAGTGTAACACGCAAAGCGCCTGTCTCGGTTCCGCCACCTGTTACCGTTCCAAAATCAGTGTTGGTCTCTATTGTGTCCAACACCGCGTTATCAGTGGCTGACAAATTGGCCGTAACCGTGCCACTGACTATATCAACCTGCAACTCGCTACCTGACACAGTGTTGTCGAGCAATTCCACGGCAGCTTGAATTGCCGCCAATGCTGTGTTAGCCGTTGACTGATTGGCTGATGTGGCCGCACCAGTCGGCAACGCAGACGATACAATGTCAACTTGCATCTCAGTGCCAGAGATAGCGTTATCAAGCAATTCGACAGCCGTCTGAATCGCAGCGAGTGCGGTATTAGCGGTTGATTGATTGGCGGATGTAGCAGCCCCGCTTGGAAGTGCCGATGTGATTACATCAACTTGAAACTCAGTACCCGATACAGCCCCGGCTAGTGTAGTCAGTGCTGAACTGTCAATCGTAACAGAATTGCCGCCATCGGATATTCGTACCGCGCCATCAGCGTCAAGCGCAATTGCGCCAACATCACCGTCACCAAGCGTTCTGTCCGATGCGTCATAACGCCCACCAACAAGGTTGGGATTGCCCGCAACGGCGGCATTTTCCGCTGCTGCGCCTTGCACCTGTAGGCCATCAGCATCCGCGCCGATATGAACGCTTGAACCATCAGCGGATACAGCTAATTTTATACGCTGAACTAGCCCGTTACTAGTATCCTCGTCGGCACTGACTTCCGTCCCTGCCGGAACAGTGGCTAAAGTGCCTGACTGAAAAGTCACATTGTCTGCCATTATGTCACCTACCAATACCCTCTATTCGTTGTCATAAATTGCTCAGCAGCTGCCGACTCAGCAAGCACCAACCAAAAATTCTGCGTTGCTGACGACTCTGCTGTTGCAACATTGCGTGTCCAGCCATCAGAATCTAAAGACACAATTGATGCTTCAAATTCTTTTGTACCATCTGCACCTTTAATGCTAGAATGGTTGTCGTCGGTGTAAGATTCAGTGTTTGTCGGGCTTACTGCGTCTTGAAACGCCACACAAGTGCAATACTCGTCATTTTCAGTAAATGCACCCAAGGCAAACGTTCCCGCCCTATCCCCCGTCCTGACTGTATTGAATAAATCGAGCCTAGATTGCACACCGAAGCCGAATTCAGGCTGAAAACCCACACCTGTAATAGCATCGTTACCTGTAGACGTTGCGGCTGCAAGATCAATTAACTTGAAATCGTCAAGCGATCTTATTGCAATGTAGCCGATCTCTTGCGTGGTTGGCGTTCCTGAGTCATTAGAAACTTCTACACTTGTAGCATCAAAACTGGTTACACTATAAGATCGAGCTACGGCGTTACTTGTGTTATTATAAACGATATGGGAGTTTGCATTTGAGATATATCCACCCGCTTGAGATGGATTAACCCCATCTCTGTCCCTGGTTCCCAAGGCTCTTTTGACAATTCCGCTATCATCAACTGTTATACCCGCAGCCATGTTAAAATGCGGATTATTACCAGGGACAGACCCAGCCATCCCAAAAGTGATGAATATATTTGATTCAAAACTTGTCGATACATCTTCCGGAGTACCAGACGAAGGTTCTGCGAAATTCCCCACTTGAACATTCTCAAATTTGAACAATAAAACCGTTAGCAGAAACCCACTGGAATATGCGACATCATGATTTATTTCTACGCCCGCACCCGAACCAGTATCCGACAACCAAGAGCTAAACGAGGATCGGCCATCCCCGTTTACACTTCCCACTGCAAGCACCATTATACAAGAATCATCCCGCGCCCGCCTGTCCGAATCAGACGTAGTTTGATTATGTTCTGTTTGGCTAGACAATGCAAACTGGTTTGTACCATCCGTTGCGCCTACACCTATTCGAGCCTCGTCAACAGCAGTATCGTTAGCCGTTGCGCCGGAAATAATAAATATGGCACAATTCGGCGTTTCATCCATATTTGAATCACGGAATTCCTGCGTACCCGTTGACGTATTAACTGCCGCCCGGACTAAACCATATTTAGCCATTGTTAAATTCCGAAATAGCGTCTTTCATTGCTTGCGTGGCACTTGCTTTCTCGCTTGGGTCATCCGCGTCAACAGATCGCAGATATATCCAATCAGCCCCAGCATTAGATAACGATTGCATTTCTGCAACCAGATTATCAACATCAGTATAATCGTCCCATACGTTAATGTGTACGGCGTATTGATGATCCCAAGGACTAGTCATTTCAATGCGTGACTTGGCGTTCTGAAAGCTGACAGTTGAGGGCTTGGGATGTTGCCCGGGAAAATCCTCAAAACTTGGTGAACTACCCGTTTGAAAGTGAATGACAAGCCCGTAACCGTCATCCTTTGGCGTCTCGTGAACAATCACGTAATCTTGCCATTTGCCGCCCTCTGGGTGATCTGAATTGCACCGATAATCAGGACGACGTAACGCTCGTGCCGTCCCGTAATATGTGCGAACTGGCGTGTCTGGGAAATGCGTGCGAATCAATTTGTACGTGTTAAGTCTTTCTTGCTGCGTCATCGCCTCTAAAACTTCGTGCCCCAGAAAGATATGAGACATTGCCGGATGGCCGTTCAGATGCGCGTGTGGCTCAATCTGCTCAGAAGTAACACCGTTGAGCAGATTGAATGGGAACCGCGCGCCCATGGTAAACCCTTCGGCGTCTAACATATCAAAGTGATCAATGTTTTTTTGATGACCGCCACTCAATTCGATTGCCAGATAATGATTGACGCCCTGAGCAACAAGCTCTTGAGCTTTTGCCGTGTTATCTGACAGACTTCCAATACTCTTAAAACCAACTTTATGATAAATCCCCGCAACTGCTTTAGTCATCACAATCACCTATGTCTACACATCTTATGTCCACGCCAATCGCCGCCCACTCGCTGGCAGTCAGCCCATCAGCCAGCTGCGCCAAACGTAGCATAATATCATCCAGAGACTGCCCGACGTGCGTACCGTTGTCGGCATACCAATCACGTGTCTGATTCCAACTGTCCCGCTCAAACGCCAACGCCTCGTAGGTGGCAAACATTAGCGATTCGAGTTGTTCGCCGTGCGGATACGGCAAGCCGCATTGCTGCTGCGCTGCCGCCGTGCCAGTGTTGTCATAGACAAATGACAGTAAAATGACAGTAAATAGTAATATAAGTGTGGCTAATGATTGTTTGCGATAGGCTGTCACTAGACCACCTCCGGCCATCTAATAATGCGCGTCTGCTGCGGGGCGACAACATCACGCGGGATGCGTAACAAGATGTCGCCTCCGTCACGTGCGGCTTGGCCGCTGAAATCGTGCCAATTCACCTCTGGCGGCTGACTGGGCGGCAACGGGGTCGGTTGTGACGACTTCGCTTTCATTAACTGAAACACACAGAAAAAGCTGTGATGTCCCCACGTATTGCCCTGATCTTCGTCAGGCCATCCGAAGTGCATTCCTGAAACAACATCGGACGGCACGGCTAAACCATTAACAGGCCAATCGACCCGAACCGACACAGGTCTATCTGACCACATTGGGAAGTTCGTGCCCGGCTCATTCTCTGGCTTATCAATAATTGCTGTATGACTAGTCGAAATGTGCAACCTTGCGCCATTCGCTCGATTGCCATTTGTATCCAGCACGTCACAATAAATGTGATGATTGCCATTGTTTTCAAAGCCAGTCAGATGACGAACGCCAATCACGCGCCAATAATACTCGCTTGGCTGCGTTGCTTTTTCGACGGTAACGCCATACGAGGCGGCATCATTGTTTGGCAAAAAGCCGTTTTTCGCTGCCGCTATCCACTTGCGTGTGTAAAACGTATGGTCAAACATCCTAACTCGCTGACATAATCATATTGATACGTTCGTCTGGATTGGTGGCTTGCGGCCTCAGCTTGACTTCCACACCGCCAATTGGTAGCGGAAAATAACCTTTAGCCTCGCCGTAGCTACTGCCGCCCATTCCAAAACCTCTAAGGAACGTACCGCAATAACCGCCGTATTTCACCTTGTTCACAACCTTGCCACTCCTGCTTGCAGTCATCACCGCCTCAAGCTGTACGCCTGTATTGTGGCTATGCCCCATCAGGCATATGTCACAATCGTGTGTCCATAACATTCGTTGCATATTCAGTGCCTTAGCGCCTGCCAACTTGCCACCGACGAATCCGTGATGCAGATAAAATCGAATGTCCTTGGTATGCGCCTTGCGATATTCGCCTTCATCGCTCTTGTAAAACGACAACCACAACCAACCATTGTAATGCAGTGCCAGATCGTTGGTATGGCCTGCGGCCTCTTTCACGCCGTTGACTACTTCAAGGTATACATCACGCTCGTAATGGCGCTTGACCGCTGTTTCGTGATTGCCTTCAATCATCCCAAGGCATTTGTCGGCTATCGGCTCAAGATAAGTCAATAACCTATCTCGCTGCGCGGCGGCCAAGTCTGTCAAATGCTCGACTTTAACCCATTTCGCTAGTGACCCCGGCGAAAATCGCGGGTCTTTGCGGTTGATGTAATCGCAGTAGTCGCCTAAACCTATCCAGTAGGTATTAGGCTCACTTGCCACACGATCACAGACTTGCTTCAGCCGCTTTTCGTCGCAATTTTCGGCGCCGATGTGTATGTCGCCAATCGGAATGATGGTGAACACATCTTCAGCCGACACGCTGTAAAATTCTTTTTTAATGAACTTCATCTATTGCCACCGCAGATTGAAATTCTGGCAACGATGAGACTACATTGCTACTTGCTATCATTAGCAGCCGAAGCCGCCTTTTCATACAGAACGTTTTCTAAATCTTCGATCCAGCCTTGTATAGCCTCTGGATCAAGTGAGGATGCCGCCAATCTGCGCGGTTCACGATCTGCTATTTGCAAAAACGCCTGAATAGTATCAGGGTCAGACTTGACAAACACATCTTGAAAGTTCCGAGCCAACGTTGCCGCATTGTCAATAGTTCTTTGAAGTCCAGGTAAATCTTCCATCAGCTCGGCTTGCTTGGCTATCGTAGCATCAACCTCAGAGTAAGAATTCTTAAGGACACCTAATTGCTCTTCTAGTGCGCGAATCGTTTTATGAATTTCAGGGCTATTAGTAGTCAAAACCTTGACTAGTTCTTCGCCCGCTTTTTTCATACTGCGCGAAGCATCAGAAGCATTTTTTAAACTGGTAGACAATCTAAATGCTTGGTCATTCTGCATCGTCTTCTGATCCTTGCCTGACTAATCGATATTGTGTAATTCGTGAAATCGGCGACAGCATAACAAACAGCGCCGCAATGCCTAAAGCGCGAGCCACATTGCCAACATAGTAATACCCGTTGATTGCGCCAAAATAGGGCAATTCCTTGATCCCCATCTCCCAGTTGGCAAAAAATATGGTCGATTCTAGAAGCGCATTGAACGCCACCATGTTTACAAAAAACGCAAATACCTTTTGCACCAGTCCCGCATCTTCTGAATGACTAATTTTGCGTCCTATGTAAAACGCCATCGCTGCCGCTATAAAATTCATTCCTAATCTATATTCAGGCGACAATTTGATTCAGTGTCCTTGATAATTTCTCGGCATTCTCTCGATAAGATGGTACATCGTTAACCATCCGTTCTACCGCGTGTCCATTCGCCTGGACAAGCGCGCCTAAATACTCTAACGCTTCATCCGCTTCGTCTGACCTTTGTTTATTCTCTATGTCGTCTATTCGTTTTACCGAAAAAGGCCATTGGTTAAACATCTTTTTAACTCTGTCCCGCATCGGATAGCCGCCTGATTGTCGAGTCAAACTTGTCATTAAGATACTTCTGCATAGACAAGGACTCTTTGACTGCATTAAGCGCGGTAAATAGTTGCTCTGATTGCTGAGTGGTTGTGGTGATCATTGAAATAAACCGTTGGTTGTAATTGTCTTCGATCTCTCTAATTTTATCGTTTAGCCGTTGATTCTCTTTCCACAACTGCAAAACCGCTATGCTTAAGCCTAGTATCACGATGCCGGGAAGCCCTTGGCTCAACAGAAATTCTTGCACCGTGTTTCACCTTGCGTTACTAATATCCAAAATGTTAAAATCATCATATCCCCCTGACGTTGACGCGCCAGGTGCGGGGAGTCGCGCTGGCTCCGCAGGTCAGCGCGGCGCTACTTAATCGCCTACTAAATCCAACTCAGAAAAAATACTTCTGTCCAACTCGTCAGGTAATGCCGTGTTGCGCTTAGTACGGCCCCATATGAACGTTGCCACTAATCCCGCGATAGCCACTGCGATGGTTTGCAACACCTGCGTATCTACATCGACCATATAGGCGTCGGCGAAAAACAAACCGATCTCAACCAGGATCGCGGCCAGCATCACCTTGAATCTTTCGCTATCGAACAAGCGTTCTTTTTCCACTTTCGACCTCAAACAACAAAAAAGGCGACACGCCAGCCGTTGCTGGTCATATCGCCTATAGAAATTTACCCCGATAGACTACGATTATTTTCTCTTGTGTTGCTTCAACTCGTGACCGTCTCGAAGGTTGAAATAATATTCAATCGCCTCGTTCGCGGCCAGCCTCTCGCGGATTTCTGACAAATTCCTGTTGCGAATTTTTATCCAGAACTCCCTATCGTCATTCTCTTGAAGCCATTCCAGAACCAATGTTCTGGTTACTGGTATAGTACCACATTTCGTTTCTAGGTTCAAGTAACCACCTACACCACTACATGCCACACGTCTTGACCTCTGAGACCGCCGCCTTCAACGATACGTCCACCGATCAAGCCTCTTTGTATCCAACTCAATACAGTACGCGGCGACACGTCTATCTCGTGCGCGACATCAGCCACCTTTGTATTGCCCGCCTCGACCTGGATTACAATGTCGGGATAGACACTTTCAAACTTGGAACTATATTTTTTTTTT